TTGGATTTTTTTCTTCAATTTCAACCACGATACCATCATCTAAATACTTACCGTCTTTTATCAATTGTATATCTTTCATCAGTTTCTTGGAAATATTATTATTCGTTTGTTCAAATATATTTACAAGTGATGCTAATAGGTTCAAACCTATACCTAACCATATGTATGTTTTCGCATTGTTTCCTGCGGCGATTGTGGTAGTTAGAATTCCTGCGGTTTGAACTATATGAAATAAATATACTAAAACCATATTTGTCTCGTTTAGACATTGACGTTTTTTTATAAATCTTTGTAAATCACTTATCACATTGTTATCAAATATATGTTTAATTTGCGCAGGTATATTGTTAGCGGAATCCATTATATAACACTACTATATTCTTTTTTATTTCATTAAACGAAATTTCTACAAACAAAATTGAATTTTTTATTATATAGTTTTCTATATAATAAATGAAAAATGAATCCAAACATCAATCTAAGAAAAGGACAACGCTATTTATTTTATGAACAAGCCCCCTATCACGAAAATGAAATAAGTTTTCGAGCAAATTTTATAGCTATTCTTGGGGAAACCTTAATAGTAAACGCATCAGAAACTGAACGGGCAAACAGTACCATATTAAGTGTTCCTGTCGCCTGGATTACTCGTGTAGAAACTCTAGAAGATATTCTAACCGTTGATTCAGTATCCTTAACTATTTTACCAGGTGATGTATTGAATATTATTGATACGTATATCTAGAATAATTTGTCTATTTCATTCCTACCAATATTTATATATTTCGTTTCTTTATCCATTACACTATATCCTATTAAAAATTCATTGATTTCTGTATTATACACAAAACCTAATGTATATTCAACTGGTTGTTTTTCAAATGTAAATAATGTAGAATATTTTTTTACTTGTAATGTATTTCTATCCAATACGACAAAACAATGATAATAATAACGTCGGCTTTCATAACTTACAATATGTGTTATAAACCATATTTCTTCTCCTATCACGATTCCATTCGTTGACCCTCTCATGTATTTAAAAAATTCGGGGGTTTTATGTTCATTTGTAATATTTAATAATGATACCGATGAAAATAATTCGGCGTCCTGTTTTGTAATCACTTCACCTATAGTTAACGGATACCATTTATATACCATTTTCATTTGGTTCTCTTTGTCGATAAATAAAACCCAATTCTTTTCTACTCCTTGTTGATATTTCGTTTTCAATAAAGTAGAATTCACCTTCGTTTCTTCGTTCAAATCTATACATCCATATTCGACCTGTATATTACCCATTGCTATACACCGATTACCTGAATAATATACCGCATCATTATGATACAATAATCGTATATCTTCTACACCAATGTATAAATCGTCATATTGTGTTTTATAATGAAATATAAATTCTTTTGTTTTATTCCATGGACGAGAACTTGTATCCATTACTGAAATAACATTTATCGTATGTATTTCTTCACCATTTATATATTCACCCTTTTCTCCTATATGATAGTTAACATAACGGGTATTTACTAACAATTCTTTTCCATCCGTTTTCCAACATAATGACGGAGTGCTAGAACCAAATTCGGAAGGTATCACAGTTGAAATGTTGATACTTTCATCCCCTGATTTTTTATCCACTAATTTGGGCGTGTAAAATTTATAATTTGTAAATACATTTTTTAATATAGCGTCTTCAATTGTGGGACACGCCATTATTTTCATATTTATTTCATTCATATTGTAGTTATTCCAATTACAATAATAACCAATGATTGATAATTCATAATCCAATTTATAATCATATATATCTTTTTGTAAAAATAAATGGTCATAATCCGTTTTACGAGATTTCTCATAATTCGCCAAACAATAATACATATAGGCAGTATTATATTGTCCTTTTAATCGGTGATACATAATGATTTCATACAGGTTCTCTATTCTTTCTGGAAAATAATGATAACCTTCCATCCAACTATGTATTGCTTTGGATATATTACCTAATTCTTTATAGCATTTCCCCATCGAATAATAAGAATACCATACTTCTTCTTTCCATCCACCTATTTTTATTCGTTTTTTATATGTTTCTATCGCATTTTTCAATTGACCCGCATCTTTATAACTATTCGCCAAATAATATGTATAACGGTCATTGTTCGGGTTCTCTTCCAGACCTTTTAATAATAAACGAATATCTCTAATAAATTTTTCTTCTTTTGAACCACCATCTCCTATATCATTGATAAATATATCGGTGCTTGGAATGGTATGGTATCTAAAATGAGGCGGAGGATTTACATATTCGTGGGTCACTCCCCAATATGAAATTCCTGGAACATTTCTTACCAATCTAACATTTTTATATAAAAAGGAAGGAGAACCTTGAAATAAATGATATAATTCACAGTTCAATTCTTCTTTAAATTTTGATATAGACAAGGATGGTGATATTTCTAATATCATATCCGCATCCAACAATAGTATATAATCCGCATTCGGCATTCCCAAACACGCCTGTAAAGCAAATGTTCGATTATAACCAAAATCTTTAAATGGTTCTTCTATGATTTTACCTGTAATATTCTGTTCATTGAAATATTCTTCAATCAATTCTTTGGTATTATCGGTACTACCTGTATCACAAATACAATAGGTATCTATCATTGGTAATACAGATTCTAATAATCGCAATATGATTTTGCTTTCATTTTTTACTATCATATTCAAACATATTTTAGGCATAATGATTTGTATATTTTATCTATTATAATGTTTAATAGTTTTTCAGCAAAATTATTTTTCCATATATATATAAACGATATATTTATAATGGCTTTTACAAGATTTCATGATGATACAGCAAGAATCAAAAAACAAGTAGAAGAAAGCACCTTCACTGGACGTTATAGACTAGATACGCCAGGCCCTGGTTTAGATTTGCCTTTTCTAGAAGACCCGCAATTAAGACTTCAAGGATGGGGCGCGAATTTTAGAACAAATACAGTGAATTTAGAGAGTGATTTACTAGGATTAACTCGTCCTTTAAATAGAGATTTAGTAGATATTAACGATTACAAAATACATTCTGCTTCTAGTTCTCAACCTTCATATACTTCCGCTGAACCATTTGTTCAAGAAAGTAGAGCCAGTCATCCTGCTTGGATGTATAAAGATATGGACCATACCCGTTGGGAAAATCCATTTTTAAATCCATTGAATGGTTTAGAAAAAGGTTTTCACGAAAATATACAAACCCGTATTTTAGAAAAAGATTTGTTTACTCCCAAAATACCTATGGTTGTTGCGAATGAACATACGGATTATTATTTAACAGGGGGTTCTATTTGTATTGGGGGAAAAGACAAAGTTTGTCCAGGAACACTTTATCAAAATAGAATTCGGTAATTTAGAATAGATGTACAAAAATATTATATAAATGTAATATAATTATATAATATAAAATGGAACTTGCTATTCCCGGAGTTGCTCTTGGATTATTATATGTAGTCTCTAATCAAAATAAAAAGAATGAAAATTTTACAAATAAGCAGAATGAATTACCTAATACTGATGTGCCGAATCGAAATTATCCATCAGAATACCCGGTTGTTTCCTCTGAAACCGACCAAACAAGTCAATTATCTACTGTAAATCGTTTCGATAATACGGGCGTATACACTGATAAATATTTCAATCCGAACAGTGTATCAAATATTGTAAATTCATTCAATCCTACCACTACACAATCAAACTATTATTCATTAACAGGAGAGAAGGTTGACCGCAATTATTTTGAACACAACAACATGGTTCCCTTCTTCGGTAGTAATATTCGTTCTCGTCATGTTGAAAATAATTCATATGAAAGTGTTTTAGACAATTATGTCGGTTCTGGTTCTCAAACAATTGTTAAAAAAGAAGTAGCTCCTTTATTTGCTCCTTCCGAAAATCAACAATGGGCTCACGGTGCTCCAAATATGACTGATTTTTATCAATCACGCGTAAACCCTAGTATGCGTATGGCCAATGTAAAACCTTTTGCGGATGAGAAAGTAGCTCCTGGTTTGGGTTTGGGTTATACTACTGAAGGTTCTCAAGGTTTCAATTCGGGAATGATGATGCGTGATGCGTGGTTGCCTAAAACCGCAGATGAACTACGTGTGGATAATAAACCAAAAGCAGGTGGTTTAATGATGGTTGGTCACGAAGGACCTGCGAATAGTTTTATCAAAAATATGGCGACGGCTGAACAAATGGGTCGTCTTGAAAAAAATAGACCTGAACGCGCATTTGAAATGGGTCAAGACCGTTTATTTACGACTACTGGTGCGGTAAAAGGAGAAACTTTACAAGGCATTCCTAGTACATTTTACAAAGATACGGCTCGTCAACACTGTACTACTGATTATACTGGTGGTGCGGGATATCAAAATCCTGCTGAATATATTCCTGGCGAATATATGCCTTCTCATAATCAACAATTAGGCGAAGTTCCAATAGCTGGCGCAAACGCCAATGGCCGCAATTATGCTCACGATAATGATTATGATATGAAAGCTAAACGTGCTTATCCTAACAATCGTAGTTCTAATCATCAAGACAGTTATTTTGGTTTAGTAAGTGGAAGTCTAGGTGCGGCGGTTGCTCCTTTATTAGATGTATTACGCCCTTCTAGAAAATCAAATGTAATTGGAACATTGCGTCCATATCAAAATCCTGGCTCAGCCGTACCTGAATCATATATATTCAATCCAGCTGATAGACCAGCACCAACAATTCGTGAAACTACTGAAAATTCTAAATTTCATATGAATGTTGACCGTAATCAACGCGGTGGTGCTTATGAAGTAAGCGCACATCAACCAATTGATAATAATCGTCAAACAACTGGTGATTTTTACTATGCTGGTGGTGCGGGTGCGGGTGATAGAACTCGCCAAATGAAATCATATGAAGCCGAATATAATCAACGTAATAATGATATTAAAAGTTCTACTATCGCCGGCCGAATGGTTCCTGGAAATATGAGTTTGATGAATGGAAATATCAATATGCGTCAAGTAACTCGTGATGATTATTTGAAAAATACACGTGCTGCTGCTGGAACCATGCCTTATCAATCCGCTGATGTCGCCAATATGGGCAGATTACAAGGACAAAATCAATTATATCAAAATATCCAAATGGATAGAAGTAATAGTGATATATTAGATGCTTTAAAAAGTAATCCTTATGTAGTTGATTATAGAAAAGCATTGTAAATATATAATTTCATGTATAAACATAAAATTATGTAAATGCGAGATTCAACACACGTCTTTTGCTAATACAATTTCTCTAAGCACATTTTTCATGATTTTATCACGGAATTTCGTTTCTTCTTCATCTCCAAATCCACCGAGTGCTATCATCGCCATTTGGTTGAATTTAGTGTTTGCGGTGGTATTGTTCTCCGCACATTCAGGATATTCTTGTTGCCATTGTTGTACTTGATTTAAATTCAATTGTGCTATACTATTAATCGCCCATTTTAATTTTTTCTTTTCTAGGTTCTCTTTCTCCCATGTATCATTGTCTTTTACATAAACTGTTTCACGTTTTACATCAGTACAATGAAGAGGGCGGCGCTCTACTTCTAAACGTTTCAATTCATTGATAAATATACGAGAAATACCATCGACGAAACCTAAACGTCCTGTCGTTTCGAAGTCTTGAGTAGTTAATTTGATAGAACTAATAAAATCTTGTATATTCATGGCGTTTTTACAAGTTTCATTCAGGAAAAAATTCAAATTGAATTGAGTATTGTTTGAATTTACCATACTGGGCTTCTTAGCCAATTCTATGATTTGCTTATGATGCTCGGCATTTTGTTCTAATATTTGTTTATTTTGTTGTAATAATTTATTTTCTTTTTCTAACAATTGGTCCTCTTTCTCTAATAATTTATGTTGTAATTCTTTCGTTTGTTCAATGAGAACATTTTGAATTTCTTTACTTTGTTTGATAACTTCTAAAATCAAACTCATTGGAATATTATTCGTAATGCTTACTTTATTATCTTCATCTAATGCGTTATTTTCTTCTATAACGCATTTTTTTCGGTGTTTCCATAAACCACTCTGCGTATTGAATTCTTTATTACAACTATTACATATATTACGTTTGATTTCGTTATGTATATTATTTGTGTTTTGTATATGTTTCAATGTACTATTATGCTTATTCATATCACGTAAATTATTTGTATAATAATTACAACAACTACATATATGCTTATAAATTGTTTGAGGGGTGAGATTATTGTATTTTTCTTTTCCATTTAATTCCAAAATCCTCAATTCTTGGGTTTTTTTATGTTTACGAGTCAATAAATGTTTCTTATAATCTCCTTTATGACTCGTTATAAAATCACAATTTTTACATTCATATTTTATTGGGTTTTTATTTGTATTTTCAATTTCCATTTTCGTGTTTTTCCTTATATTATGGAATTATATAAATCTCCTAAATTTAACCCCGACAAATTTTATATAAAAAAATTATGCAAACAACAATGTCTTCAAAAAACGCATTTTACTGCATTTTACTGCAAAAACAAAATTTCACATTTTTTCTGAAAAAAGTGATCGGCCCTTTTTCAAAATTGGACATTTTTAAAATGTCCATTTTCGGAAAACCTCCACTACTTTATTTTTTGACTTTTACACTGAAAAATTATTAGAAAAAACGAACAAAATTTTATTACGATATATGCTAACAATAATTAAAAACGTAAAATAACACAATTTTAGTATTTACTTATTAGGTTTAAAAAATGGATAATGATAACCATAAAATATTTCTAATCCCATATGTGATAATCCGTGTATTCCGATTGCTACTGTAATTAATAATAACAGTATTAATACCTGATAAAAATCTAACCTTCGAAGGATTGAACTATTAAATATTATCATGAAAATAACAACGAACAATAATATTCCATTCAATATATGAGCGTAAAACGAGGGTTGAAAACAACTAGGTTTTTTCATATACTATTTACTTAGAAAAATGTGGAAGGCAATTCGGACCAATTTTTGTTTTCACAAATAAAACAGGAATTTATAGTATATAATTTTTGCGTCTCCAAACAACCTTTACAAATTTTATGTTTACAAGGTAATTCAGACAATTGTTCCCGTTCATTACATAATTCACATAATGTGGTTTCCGTTTGAATTTGTATAATAGATTTTATATCTGGAATTGAATTTTCGTTATAAAAAAATTGTAATATATATAAACATAATTGTCTCAACATATAAATTATTGGTTAGAAAATACTAAACGGTTTAAAGCGTATCTCGAGCAACGTACAAATTATAAATAAAAAATACAGATTGTAAATACAATATGTTTATGATGAAAATAACGCCGACATATTGATTGCTTCTATATTATGTTCAGGTTCTTTGAATAGTTTCATTATCATATCGTCATCTCTGAAACGAACAGTATAATCTTGTTGAATTTTATTTCTACCAATTCGTCCCATTGCTTGTAATGTTTTTTGTTGGGTCATATTCATTAAATCTTTGCCTATAAACCCGTGGCTGAATTGATAATTCGTTCCATAGATATAATCACTTGACGCAATAATAATAAATAATCGTTGGGCATCGGCCAAACGTTTCATAATTTCCATATAATGAATATTCGGTTTTTCCATAAATATACCTATGCCCAATAACAATAATACTTTTAAATTATTGTCTATATCTAACGACATTATCATTTTCGTTGTATCATCATCAATATTCGCCAAAAACGCATTTTCATATACTTCTCCAGTAGGTGTCCATATTTCTTGATGAGGTTTAGAATTTGGAACATAGATAGGATCTAGTGTTATTGTACGTATTTCTCTACGTAAACGGTTGATTTCCTCCATCATTTTTTGGGTATTATTTGTTAATCTATCACTTTCTGATGTACCCGCGTTTGTATCTTTATTTGAATTCGATTTATCAATCAATCCACTTGATTTATGTGTTTTACTATCTGAACTAAACGTTTTACTTTGTTCTTCACGTATAAAACTCTCTAGATTTTCTATTTTTTCGGCGATTTCATTATTTTTACTTATTTTCGCAATAATGGTCTGAAATACAGTCGATGATATATTGGATTGTTGTATATAGAAATTACCAATCTTTTTCACATCTTCCGTTAAGAATATAGTTGGTCCATCGGTTAATGTATGTGCGTCCGCAGTCGTCAATAAAATACCACTGGTTGCGGATGATTTGGTTGTTAATTCATTGGCGGTGCTTAATGTTCTGGTTAATACGGTGGTCGATGCTTTTTTATTCGCGTCCACACTCGTTGATTTTTTTATATTTGACTTTTCTTTATATTTTCGTTTTTGAGTGGTCGTTATATACAAATATATGTTGTTCCATTTATCTTCCTGAATTTGTTTCAATAGTAATAAATAATAATTTTTCAATGAATCCATCGTTATATCACTAATTCCTGTAAAATACAGGTCCATCGAATATTTTTCTGGAATATTTCCAGTTTCATTTATATAATTGATAAAACGAATGATTTCACTTAGGTCGAAATATCTTAATAACGTTTTATTCTTCATACAATAATCAACGCATTCTATTAGTTTGGAATATTCCGCATATAACATATGAGGTAATACACAATAACCATCTTTATTTAATATTGGAATTGATTTTTTACAGTCATAACTATTTATCGTATGAATTTCTGCGTCATTAAAACGACAACGGAAATCCGCAATAACATCCATGATTTCGTCTTCTTTGGGTAATGTAGCACAAGATAACACCATCTTTGGTATTTTATTTTCACACCAATTACGATGGATGGTTTCGTGTAATGTATGTTTTTCATAATCCATGGTAATCGTTGGTTCATCCCAATAGGTTATGATATTGTCTGCCTGATTAAATGCTAACATATAATACATAGCGGTCAAATAAGACTGAACATCACAAATCATGATTTCGACTTTGGAACCTTCACTATTGTCTACTTTCGCAATCGCTCCGGAACGATTATGCTTCACATAATTTACGGCCGCAAAATAATGTAAACGAATATCACTCGCTGTTTCACATCCAAAGGCAAAGGCTACTTTCTTTTCCATTGAAATTGCGGATTTCGCTAGCGCTAGACCAATATGTCTTGCTACGCATACAAATATAATGCGATATTGATTCGATAAGCCAATGGGCGAAAGTGTTTTTCCAGTTCCTGTAGGTGCGGTATATAAGATTAATTTAGGAATTTCAGGGGATTGTTTACAAGTAGTGAACAATTGTTTTTGGTGAGGAAATAAAGTCAAATCTTCATAAGAGAATAAATAATTATTTTTTTCAATAAATTCATATGCGTTTTGTATGATATTGCTAATTTTGGTTTGTTTAGAGGTGAACTCAATGGCTTGATTCACAAATTCAATTACATATTTATTGATATTACGAATATTGGTTTTTTTTAATTGTAAAAGAGTGTATAAATAGAACGCATAATTACTTTGTTGTTTTTTGAAACATTTTAATAGTTCTTTACATAAATCGATAAGTAAGAATTCGAATATATTTTGTTTGTTTTGTGTAATATTATTTTCGAGATTTTGAATACGGATATTATCCGCACTTTTTAATTTTTTGATTTGAACACCATTCGATTTGAATAATGGAAGAGTATTCGGTTCTGTATATTTCTGAACAATATTTTTGATATCTTCACTGAAATATTTTTGAAATAAGAATAATTCAGTTTCAGGTGTTATTTCGATTTTAACAAACGAGAACATTGTTAAATGGTCATTGGAACGAATATTAACGTCTTCAAATCCATCAATAATCATTTTCAATATTTTTTTCTCGTCATTCGAAATAGGGGTTTCAATACTTTCCCATTCTTCACGTGATAATTTGCTTTGTGTTAAGTCCATTGTATTATGTATTGATTATATTATTTATTCTTTATTTACATTCAATTTTTTATTTGCGTGTATTTTATTTGTGTAAATTATTATAATGTTATTTTATATATTTGTAGAATATGAACAAAAAAATAAAAGATAATGAACAATATTGCTCGGATATAGAGTGGGTAATAGGATATATTATAGGTAAAACTGTATCTTTTACTGTAAATATTTGTATACATATTGTAAACCACACAGTAAATGGTGTGAAACGTGAATTTTTTAATAAAAAATGATGTGTATTCTAAAATCCCCCGGTTTTCCTAAATAATTACGTATTTGAAAATATGGAGAATTTTCTCTCTACATACACCAATAAAATGTGAATTTATTTTGAATTATTTTTATACACAATTTAGTATAGTAAAATAAATTTAATAAAAATTAAAATTATTTTATGTAGGTATTTCAATGAAAAAAATAGTAATAAAATTTATTTAGCAATTTCAACAGAAATTATTTTCTTTGAGAAGTATATATAAAAAATGGGTGGAGCTTTGATGCAATTAGTCGCCTACGGCGCACAAGACGTTTTCCTTACTGGAACACCAGAAATCACTTTCTGGAAGGTGTCATACAGACGCCATACAAACTTCGCAATGGAGTCCATTGAACAAACCTTCTCAGGCCAAGCTGACTTTGGTCGTCGTGTTACATGCACAATCTCCAGAAACGGTGATCTAGCATACAGAACATACTTACAAGTCACTTTACCTGAAATCAACCAAGACATGAAGACCACCGGAACTGATGGTGTCTATGCCCGTTGGTTGGACTACATTGGTGAGCAATTAGTTGCCCAAGTCGAAGTTGAAATTGGTGGCCAAAGAATCGACCGTCAATACGGTGATTGGATGCACATCTGGAACCAACTTACCCTTTCATCTGAGCAACAAAGAGGTTACTTCAAGATGATTGGTAACACCACCCAATTAACATACATCACTGACCCAGCATTCGCCGCTGTTGCTGGCCCATGCGCATCTGCTGGTGGCCCATCCCAAGTGTGTGCTCCTCGCAATGCTCTTCCAGAAACCACTTTGTACATTCCTCTACAATTCTGGTTCTGCCGCAACCCTGGATTAGCTTTACCATTAATTGCTCTTCAATACCACGAAGTTAAGATCAACATTGACTTCCGTCCAATTGGTGAGTGCTTATGGGCTGTTAAGAGTCTAACTGCTACATCCGGAACAAACTCCGTATCTGCTGCTTACCAACAATCATTGGTTGCTGCTTCCCTATACGTTGACTATATCTTCCTTGATACTGATGAACGCAGAAAGATGGCACAAAACCCACACGAGTACTTGATTGAACAACTTCAATTCACTGGTGATGAATCTGTTGGTTCATCCTCCAACAAGATTAAGTTGAACTTCAACCATCCATGTAAGGAGCTAGTTTGGGTTGTTCAACCTGATTCCAACGTTGATTACTGCGCATCCCTTGAAGGCGGAAACGTCTTATTCAAGACATTAGGTGCTCAACCATTCAACTACACTGATGCTATCGATGCTCTACCAAATGCTATCCATGCTTTCGGTGGACCAGCAGAAACCTCTGGTTCAACTGCTTTCATCAATGCTTCCGGCTTATTCCAAATGCCTGGTGCAACTGATGTTGGTGGTCTAACAGCAACCGGTGATTGGGCAAGTGGAACCAACTACCAACCATTCCAAGACCAAGTTGGATCAGCTGTTTCTGCTTCAGGATTATCCGATGCTGGTACATTCGTTCTAGCAGAGACTGCTTTGGACATGCACTGCTGGGGTGAGAACCCAGTTGTAACTGCTAAGTTACAACTTAACGGCCAAGATCGTTTCTCTGAACGTGAAGGCTCATACTTCGATGTTGTTCAACCATTCCAACACCACACCCGTGCTCCTGATGCTGGTATCAACGTATACTCATTCGCTCTTCGCCCAGAAGACCATCAACCATCAGGCTCATGCAATTTCTCCAGAATTGATAACGCAGTTTTACAACTTGTTTTATCATCTGGTGCTGTTGCCGGCACTGCTACTGCTAAGGTAAGAGTGTACGCCGTCAATTATAATGTATTAAGAGTGATGTCGGGAATGGCGGGAATCGCTTATAGTAATTAATCTGACCAACATTTTTAAAATACTAATTCTAACCTATAATTTATAAAAAATCATTGATTTGTATAATTCATATACATATCAATTAAGAACTAGAAATAAAAATTCATGCTCTATATGAAGCTATTTCTTTCGCACGAATTTTTTTATATTCTTCTTCACCGTATTTTTCTTTAAGTTTTTCACGTTGCCGTTGTTTATAAATTCTATTTGCTTCCTTAATTTCTTCTATTGATTTTTTTGGTTTATTTCTTGGAATAATATTATTTACTAATTCAAAATCTTTATTTTCTTCATTATTTATTCTATCTTTATTTTTTTCATATATTGCTACTAATTTATTTATGAATTCATCATAATCCCATATATTTTTCATATAATTACATTCACCACAACAAGCATTTATGTTATCCAACACATATCCCTTTTTGCTATCCATCCGATCTATACCATTTATATTGTTTTCATCACTTTGTTTTCCACATAAAAAACAGTCATTTTGAATAATATTCTCGTAATCTTCTTGTGTAATTGAAAAATCTATTTGTTTTTCTACCGCACGAGATTTATATCTATAATAAGGCATACATTTATGATTAGAGAAACATTCGGGATATAAATTTCCATTTATTCTATTTTGATATGATAATATATGTTCCGCGCGTTTGATAAACACATCAATGCTTAATGAACCTTTCATATAATTACACATTTTACAACACGCTATACAATTATCTAATATATAACCGATTGACGAATTTTTTCGGTCAATACCATTTACAAAATCAGAATTTACATAACCACAATAACAACATTCGTTATTTACTATGTTTATGAATTCATCGTATGTTATTCTAAAATCTAAACATCTTTCATTACACGACTTTATATATCTATTGTATTTTTCATAAATATTTGTTCTAGCCAATTCATTCCGGTGTTCTTTATCACGGCGTAAGTCTTGAATTTTATTATCATCCCTACACGCTTTACATGTTTTGGTTTCATTCCCTTTTTCACCGATAAAAAATTCAAGCAAATATTCTTTACAACAAGTATTACAATATTTAGATTGAGCATTTTCTACAATGGTCGTCGCATTCAGTGATTTCGCATTTTGACGGCGTTCATTATCTTTTTTCCTGTCCTTTTCTAAACAATCCGAACATCTAGTAAATGTATAATCCAAATCTAATTGAGTTCGGCAACCTCGAATATAGTTAACACATAGTTTCTTATTCATTGCTTTTGTTTCATCTTCCAATATACAAATTTGATGTTTATTACAATATTTATTTGCCTCCGACCGTTTGAATTTACAACTATCTTTACCGCATAAAACAATTGTTTCTTTTCTTTTTTCGACATTTGATTTACTGCGTTCTTTACATCCATTACATATTTTTCTACCATTTTCCAAATAATAGGATTTCTTACAACCGCTACAAATGGTCAAGTTCCCCAACATTTCATCCGTATAATCATTCATATATTGATGGAATTTACAAAATCTGCTTTCATTACAACCATAATTCCTACATTGATTTGACTTCCTATCTATAGCCAAACAATTCGTCATTTTTATATATTATATAAGGATATTATATTTAAATAATTTACCGCAATTATTTAATTATTCCTAAATATTACATATTTAATCGTTTTTTTAGGGACATTTTCTATTTTAATTGTAAAATCATTTCCTATAAAAGTATAATTTTGTTGCCTTAAAATACTCCTAACAATATTTAAATAAGGTCGTTTACAATCAAAATTTGGTTTGAATGATGATATAGTAGAACAAGCAAAATATTTTTGTATTTCTTCTTTCATATCCAATAATTTATTTTGTTTTTCAATATCGTTATCTAAGTCATGAAGTAAAAATGTACCGTTATTTAATTCTAGTATATTTAATATCTTATTACAAATATCTTCTCTTTCCGTTTGATATTTTTCGCTTAATTTTATTCTCATTATATAAAATTAATCAAGATGTTTTTATTATACTTTCGCAAATACATAATGTAGGGGCTTCAAGTTAAAGGTTTCACTGCGAGTGGAACTAAATCCAAAAAAGAATACCAACAAACAGGATTTACGGGGTCTTCTGTATCCATCTTTTTATACATAGTTCCATCCAAAAAATGTATAGTAAGAGCACCCGGAATATTCCCATCAAATTTATGAAAATAAGGGTTCGTATACATAGTATATTTCAATAAACGATTAATGATAGGGTTGCCTGCTGTATCATTTGCATAGACAGTACCCTCTGCATTTGAAAATAAACTCATTCGAACATTTCCACTCATTTGAACCTGTATCTTTTGTAAATCCGCATAAAATTCAATATGATGGTTTTTTCCAAATTCGTTGAAACGAGGGTTCGCCATTATATAATTCAACTACATATTCGCAAATACTAAATAATATATCTGTAATTACACCATATATGTAGTTGTAATTATAAATTCCAAAATTGTAAATAGGAAAAAAATAGCTGATGTTTTCAACCGACTATCTTTCCCTTTTTATATTTTTATTGTATAAGTTTGAATTCTAAGTAATCATAATCATGTTTATCAATGATATTTGCTTTTAAACTATAAACCGTTTGGTCGTCCATTGTTTTGGTTACATTTTCTATATGTTTATTTAAATTCATTAAAGCGCCAATTCTATCAAAATTTTTCATAATATTATCTACTTGAGTATCAATTGGATGACCATTATCAATATGACTAGATAGATTACACGCTATTTTCATTAATAATAAATTTTTATTCATATAGGCAAATAATGTGTTATCTTGTTTCATATAATAAATAATAAAGAATAATAAATTGCCGATGATTTCACCATTTGGAAGATTAAAACGTCTATGATGTTCATCAATGCTTTTTATGATAGTCATTAAGGTAGATATGTCTGATTTGTTTTCTATTTTATATTTTTCGCAAAAATTGGTTAATCCTTGTTCTAATTTTTCCTTTTCACATTTATCTAATAACAAATGTAAATAACGAGTGAAAGTGGTAGAACGAATACTATATACATTATCTACATTATTCGGTAATATGTTTGTTGAAAGAAATTCCATTTTCAATTGTAGTAGTTTGTTTGGATAATCTTAGTATATTTGAAAAATAATAAAATCAATTTTATCATGTATTTTATGAAAAAACAGTATAAAAAAATGATAGTAAGTTCTCTTACGAATCATATAAAATGTCTTTATATTGCGCATCAAATTTACATACTCAGAATGATTTATTAATGAAGAATTTAATGGATTTTTATAATGAAAGAGAGAACCTTCTTAAAATGATGTCTATTATAAATGGTGAATCAAATATATCACTCCGGTTAGTGGATTGGTTTGTCACAAATTTCGCCAAAAAATATTATACAGTGTATGAATTAAAAACAAAACATGACGAATCGATGAGATTTAAAGTGTATAATGATTATAAATTGAAATTAAAAGCATATAGTAAGAGACGTTTCGACCCATTTTGTCGATGGGAACGTATTTCTATACCATATGATAATGAAAAATATATGGAAACTACGATTGGGCAATTGAATTTTTTCAAATGGGCAATTGAAAATAATATCGTTCAATATATTGAAACGAATTATCAATCTATAGAAAATGATATGAACCATCGAAATAGCACATCTAAAAAGAAACAATCTCCAGATAACCAACCCGAAGTGGACAATTCAAAAACACGTAAAAAAAGAGAAGAATTATCTATCTCCGCTTGTAAATGTATTAAGAAAGAAGATGTTAAAATTATAGTCAAATTTAATTAAAGCATCGGTATATTACAAAGAAAAATTATAATGAGATATTATCACATTATAATTTAAGATGAAGAAGTAGAACTACTTATTTTTTTATATATAGTTTTCATTAATATTCCTAGCCAATTAAATTCACTATCGTCTTCGTCATCGCTGTATCTAACAATTGTATCATCATCGTTATTTATCAAATCATCTATATATTCTATTATCATATCTATCCATTTATTTCCCTTATCATTATTATCTTCCTTGTCGTATTTTACATTTTCGTCGGCATTAATGATTAATATATTGTCTATTTCCATCAACCAATCTTCATGATATTGACGACATTTTTTCAAATAATCTAATTGTATACCCGATTCACCATTACGACTGCGCATTTTAATACGTTCATCGCAAATAGTAGGATTAGTTTGTATATAAATAATTCCATTTAACACAAAATCATTATGATATTCATTATAGAAATGTAAATATATTTTATAATTTATTTCGTCAATTAATCCATCGTCATATAACATTTTCGCAAATATATGTCGGTCGGCTTCGAGTGAACGTTCACATATAATTAATTCACATTGAGGATTTGTATTAATTACTTTTCGTAACATAGATAATCGTGTTACAAAAGCCATCACTTGAAATGAAAAGGAATATTTCGCAGGGTCTGCGTAAAATTTTGCTAATATATTTTCGCCATTTTTATCGGTAATTGTTTCCCATACATCTACAGGTTCACGAAGAAATACTACATTTGGATTATCACTATAATACGTTTCTAAATTTTTAAGAATAGTTGTTTTACCAGCTCCAATATTGCCTTCAATAGAAATGATTTTAGGAAAAGACATATTTATTAATAATTGCTGGTAAAATTATAAAAGAGTATAGATTCAATTTTTTATATCGAAACATACATTATGTTATTATTCTATATTTTTATTGTTATTGTTCTTATATGTATATTCTATTATTTCTATAGTAAGAAATCCCCGAATTATTTGAAAGGTATAGATGTAGTATATTGGATTAATTTAGATAGAGCAAGAGAACGTAAAACCAAAATGGAGAAAATGTTTACCGATACGATTTTCAACAATTGTAATATTCAACGGGTCAACGCAGTAGATGGTAAAGACCAAGATATAAAACGCATTATCAAAAATGATATCAATCAAACAAATACGTCATCCAACTATTTGGAATACGCATGTTTATTATCGCATCTACATACGATTCGCAAATTTTCAGAAAGTAATTATGATATTGCTCTGGTATTAGAAGATGATATGACGTTAGAATATAAACCCAAATGGAATACTACGATAGAGAACATTATTCAAAATGCTCCAAAAGATTGGGAAATTATTCAATTATGTTATATTATTAAAGATAAGATTCCCGATGAAACATATACGTTGAACAAAGAGAAATTTCATTCGACCGGCGCATATATTATACATAAAAACGCCGCAAAAAAATTCGTGAAACATATATTTATAGAAAATAAATATAAATTAGATGTAAATATATCACATAATGCGGATATATATTTATATAAAGAATTCATAACTTATACGTATAAATATCCATTTTTCATATATCATACAAATAATGATTCGTATATTCATTCAGAACACGTGGAATTCATTCATAATCGTTCCAAAAATATCATTCAACATAAAATATACAGCTAAAATAAAGTAGTCGCATCTATAAATCTAGCGTTTGTTAGTGGGTGGAATACCGCAACCCAACTTCTTTCAAAATAATGACCTACTTCTGGATTGGATGAATAAGATAATTCATCCATCAATCGTTCATAATAACTTTTTGGATGTTGTAAAATATGTTCTCTGGAAATAGCTATAATGCCCGAATAAGGAATATATTCAATATCAACATCTGGAAATTTATTATCAAACCATTTACCATAAGGCCGTATTTTACATAAATCCAAAATTGTTTCCGAATTTATTTTACGATTTTCAGGGGTGGTTGATTTATAATTATTCATCGCAAAATTATACAATTCTTTTTTTACACTATTGTGTTTTACACCAATAATAACAGATGTATTTGTGTTTTCACACTCTTTTGCTAATAATATAGCGCGTATTTGTTTATTGTATTCTTTAGAATCCGCCGAACCAGGTAAGAAGATTGTTATATCAGCCAAGTTATCATAATTGTTAATAATATGATATAAATAGGTATGGGATTCACGACCGACATTTGCTAATTTCACCGATTTTTTCATATTTTTGATTTTATAATTTTCATTGACTCCTTTGTTATAACAAATGACTGGATATTTTGAAAAAGGCTCTTCATTTAACCATTTCAATTCTTCATTATATCTAGAAACGACAATTTCAACAGTATTTTTATTTTGTAATTTTTCAATTACATTTCGAAATTTATACATGATAAAAAAAAAGATCAGCACAGCGAAGACAATAATAATTTCTGTTTTATTTTTTTGTATATAATCTATGATTTGTGAAACTAGTTCCATGTATTACTCTTACAATATATATATTTATTATATTTTTCTATTTGCCTTATATTTCAATAAATCCAATACTTTTTTCGTGGTTGGAAATTCGGTATTTCCATAAATATCTTGTAAAAGCATCCATTCAAACAGGCCGCCTGTATATAAATATATTTCACTAAATCCTAAGGTTCTCATTTGCGAATATTTCTTTTCGGCCGTTTCATCATTCGAATTTTTACCATAAATAATTATTTTTTTATTGTTATAATCATAATTATTTAATAATTCGTTAATAGCACGTTCTTCCTCTTCATAGGGCGTCGTAGATTTAATTAAACAATCTTGTTCATTCGAGGGTAATGTATTTATAATGATATATTGGTTTGTATTTTTAATAGCATGTTGTAAATCTTCAAAATTTATTTTTTTATAGGATGTTTGAAACAATCCTGAGAACATAATTATTATTCATTATAAATTTTATATATTTTTTTTGGTATTCAATTTACGAATAAGGAAAGTGTAATTACACTTGATTTTTTTAGTATTCTATATAATATAAATATAATATATAGTATAATGTTATCACGCGGTTATTATAATGGTTATAATGGATATGGACGTTATGGCTATGGTGGATATTATGGAGGATATGGTTTTCCTTATTTGAGCGTGCCTATCATCAATAGTAATTATCGTATCAGCGGACTATTGAATGAATATGCGGAGTTAAATGATTTGTCTATCAGAAACAATGCTTTATATTATCAAAGCATTTTACAAAATCAACGGCCAACGAATGTATATAATACATATATTCAAACCCCTGGTTCTTATTATGGTGTAAACAGTTATACAAATCCTTATTTATTTTATTAATGATTGACTGTACAAGTAGCCGGTTGTTGTGAATGTTGAATAATAAATTCTTCTAGATAAGTCTCTTGAAAAATTTTGCGTTGGTTCTCGTGTTTCTTGGTAAAAATATATTTGTCGTTTCGTTTTTTTACACTCCATCCTTCCTCTAGAGCATTTGTAATAAACATCATTTTTTGAAACTGTTTTCTGTTCATTTGAATATTTTTCATATTTTCTAAAGGTATTTTGGCTGTAATCATTTCATTGGACATTTTTCGTATATAATAGTTTTATATACGAAATTAACGATTTGTACGATTTTATTTTATCTGTATTTAGTATATTCGTAATATATTATAATGAAACAACGTAATCCTACAACTACTCAAACTACTACTACAAATAAACCTTCGGAGAATACTTTTAAACCTCTTATAATTCAAGCAAGAGAAAAACCACAAGAAACAAAGGGAACGTTGTTTGTAAAAGATGAAGAATTTGAACCATCAGAAGAAAAAAGTGAATATACTACAACAGATAGTGAACCTGATGGACCCATTTGGAACCTGGACCCTATGATAAAAAATCTATCTAAAAAATTTTTTGATAAATCTACTAGAATAGAATATGATGCGAAAACACAAACACGAAATGATGTTAGACAGTATGACGAAAATATGTTTGCGAATTATACATTAAGAAGTTTAAAAGTAGCAAATTTAATAAAAAAAATGGTTGATACAGAAGTACAATATATATTTGATGTAAAATTTGCGTTATTGGATTATCTAGATTCGAATGACTCCAAGAAAGGTGGACACGCAAATATGAAAAAAAACAATGAAATCGTAAATGAACTAAATATAAAGGAAGGAGATTCACAACACGATTTTAAAGCATCTGATACTAGAAATAATGTATTTCCTGAAAATATTACAAAATCATCAAAAATACCAACAGCTTATAATAATTCACTGATTATAGACAAAATTTCTAAGATTGTATCGAACGCAAAAAACACAAAAATAGGGGAATCGCGCTGGTTAAATGATTATTTTGAAAGTTCTCCTGGTGTTTTTGAAGAAGATATAAAAATAGATTATTTTTTAGGAGAATTAGTAGGAAAGTTAGATGATATTTCATATTATTTCACAGGAGGAAAAGATAGTGTTTCATCTACATGGGTTGAAAAACGCAAAAAATTTTTTGAAACGACGGATGTAAATGAAATAGATAAATTATTTGAAGACGTTTCTACTCATAATATAGAATACTGGGTATTTGATGCGTGTATGTATAGTTATGTTACAAAAGGAATGCTCCCTATTAAATTTCGCACATTGGCGAATATGTGGGACCCTGCTACTTCAGCAAATCCAACGTTAGAAGAACTTGGTGAAAATATAATATCTAATAATAAAGATTCAACAAATAGTTTTTTCGTTGAACTTGCTGAACGCCCTACAGATAATTCTATACCAAAAGGAATAAAAATATATGATTGGAAAGATGGTAAGGGAGAATCGTATTATGATTTAATATATGATGAACTAATAAATCGTGATATAATGACTACATTTTATGGAATAAAAATAAAAATACGAACAGCGGTAGAACAAGTTGTTGAAAAAAAAAATACAGTAAACAAGTGTTCAGTAGCCGTTTGTATATATGTAGATGATGTATTTAAAAATGTAATATTCATTCATAGTGGCTTTGGTGTAAATGAACTGGCTATGGGTATGCATTATATAGAAACCCGAGCCATTACTTATACAAAAGGTACCAAAACATACCAACTAAGAACAGAATTAAAAACTTTACTAGATACATTGAATATATACTTTATAGATAGTGGAAAAAAACGTAAAGAATCTTCGAATGAATTCTTTAAAAATGAATATTATAAATTATTATTAAGATTCAAATCATCAGGAGACCACGGACAAGCAAGAACAGTGAAAATTCTAAATACATTACTTAATAAACCGACCGTTTTTATATCCGGTGATAATTTGGCTTATGTATACAGTATTGCGGAAGAAATACCTACTATATGTAAGTATTACGGGGGTAAAGGTGATGCTGAAGACGAAGACGAAAATGAAGATGAAGACAATGAAGAACATAAAGGCCCTCTATTTATTGCTGGTTATTTTCCAATGAAAGATAATAAAGAAAAGTATGAAACATTATTTAATAGAAGAATTTCAACAATAGGCGATTTGTACATATCTGAATATATAAACCCAAATTTAAATAAAACACCTATCGTAAATGAAATATCAGTAGAAGAGTTTAAAACACTTAAAAAAACAATTGTTAATTTGATAACAGAAGGGGAAGCATTTGTGAATGAATTACAACCATTTAAAAAAGATATAATCAATGTTTCGAAAGCGAAAACGTCAAAAAGTATTCAAAATAAAGAAGAAGAAATTAATAAAAAAATCATTGAAAAAATACAAAAAATATATACTACAAATGTGGGGGACAAATCATTATTAACAATGATTGAATGCGTTCCAAATAATATTGATAGATTATTTTTAAAAGATGATTATGATTACGCATCAATGAAAGAATATAACAGTTTAATAGACCATTTTATAAAAACTTGGTATTTCGTCAAGCATTATGTTAAAATTGTTAAATTAGTGAAAGAAAATATAAATGATATGATTAAATCTTTAGACTTTATTATGACCATAAATGAAGAACAAATATTAAATGATATTGTAATCGAAAATAGAAGAGAAAACTCTAGGTCAAAGGGGACTCCGCTACATACAAATTTAAGTGGTTTAAATGATAAATATAAAGAAATACAAAAAAATATTAGTTCGATTGATAAAGATTCACTATTAGATATGGCTGAATCAGTCGCAGGAAAAACTGAATCGAAAACGTTACGTGAGACTTTAATTAATATACGGTCAACATTAATAAATAATAAAAAAAATATTTCCTCCAAATTAAATTTAGAATTAGGTATGCAGCCTCAATTTTATTCAGAATTAAGTGATAAAATAGAAATATTAAAAGAAGAATATTTAATAAAAATTAAAAATAAAATAGAAGATACACAAACATTTGGTAAGGCGATAAATGATTATTTTTCAAAATGTTTTGAAACAAATATTAAAATGGATAAACCAACTATCATAGCAGAGATTGAAGAATTAAAAGCGGATACTCAAGATAAAAACCCCGAAACAAAAAAACAAACAGAAACCATTTTTATTAATATAAAAGCAGCAGAAGCGAATGAAATATTAAAAGTATTAGATACAGAAGAAACACTTCCTGTAATTCCACTCGAAAAGGCAAAAAAAATTGGTAAAAATAAAGAAATTGTTGATGAAACTGTAAACGATATGGCGATCGATGAAGTGAAAGAGACTTTAACAAGCGTTGTTCCTGTATTTAAAAGTTCAAGACTACAAATTATGGAAGAGAAAAAAAGAAAAGCGCAGGAAGAGGCAGCTGAAGAAGAAAGAAAAAGAAAAGAGGCAGAATTAAAGAAAAAAGAACAAATTAGAGCAGCTACATTGAAACGACAACAAAAGGGTGGTAAACGAACATTAAAAAAGAATACAAAATATTCGACATATAAAAAAAGAAAACACCACCGACAAAATAAAAGTATCTCCAAAAAAAGAGATTAGTACAATTTATTTACAAGTTTTATATATTCTTCAAAAATAATATATAAAAATTAATATTTATAACTATTAAATGAATCAAATTATTTCAAAAAAACCTCCACCTAAACAATCTGCTACGATTGATGAAAAACATACCGAAATGTTAAATTATTTTCACGAAATAGAAACAGACATCATACCCAATTTGAAACTTGAAAAAGACAAATTAAAATCGGTAATACCTACTTTACAAGACCACGAAATCGATGCTTATATGGAAATTCGAGACAAGATTCTTCTGATAAAAAGACAAATCAAAGAATTGAAACAAGAGAAGAAAAATTATTTGTTAGATAATTCAAAATATATTTTCAATTATTTTGAGGAAAAGAAAAAGATTTCTTCGGGGGATAATAATCAAAACGTGAAAATTTTGAATTCATTTTTTAAAATCAAAGCGAATTCCGAAGACAGTTCCAATCTAAATAGTAGCAAGTATAATCAAGCCAAGAAAACATACCAAAATTATTGGCGGAATGTAAATAACGAAATTATTAATATTCAAGATTATGTGGTTTCTTCCGATATATGTTTGGAATGTAATCGAGGAGAACTTATACCACAAGATGAAGAGGGGATTTTAATATGTAATAATGGGGAATGTGGTAAATTTATTACGTATATTATTGATAGTTCCAAACCAACCAATAAAGAACCACCGAATGAAGTATCGTATACCGCCTATATTCGTCTCAATCATTTCAAAGAAATCTTGTCGCAATTTCAAGCGAAAGAAACAACACAAATTCCAGACGAAGTCATTGAGGCGATTCGTGCGCGAATCAAGAAAGAGCGCATCAAAGATATGTCTACTATCAATTACGATAAAATGCGTGATATTTTACGAAAATTGGGATTTAATAAATATTTTGAACATATTCAATATATTAATTCTATTTTTGGTATTAAACCGCCTATTATGAATGAAGAATTACACGAAACTCTGTGTGTATTATTTATTGAAATACAGAAACCGTGGGCGACTCATTGTCCAGCCAACCGCACCAACTTTTTCAATTATACATATACTCTACATCAATTGTGTGTATTATTAGACCAAACACAATATTTACCGTATATTCCTATGATGAAAGACCGTGAAAAACAATTAGAACAAGATATGATTTGGAAGAAGGTATGTAAGGATTTGGATTGGGTATTTTTTCCATCCGTCTAGGGAAACGTAGTTTCCCGAAACCAAGAGTAGGATTCTACCCCTAGGACCCAGTCCTATCCATGTGCTGCGCAATGAAAAAAATTAGCTAAACCAAATATATATCCAAAAATACCAATTTCTCCGTACATAGCATAATTAAAACCAAAATTTACTATTTTATAACTAACGTTTCCGTTATTGCTATTTGTTTTTAACCCTTGTAATAAACATATGGTTCGCGTATTAGATTCAATATTTGACTTGATATTTTCCGAAAAAAGAGTATCTATATTTGGCGTAGTTTTACATAATTTATAAATTATTTCTAAAAATGTAGTGTTTTCATTTCTATTTTGTAATTCTACGATTTCTTTATTAAATTTATCCATGAATATAGGAAATGAATTTTGTGTGAAATCCGTATGTTTATAACATTGAATAAGTATATTCATTAATTTTTCAAATACTCTCTCACTATTTTGAAAAAATATCCAATGTATAGTAGCTTTTATAAAATGTATACAATCTCTATTGGTTCTATCCATATAATTCATTTTTGATTCTATATTTGTAGGCGTTAAGCTATTTATAAATGTTTGATGTTTCATGATAATATTTTCCATAAAAGAAGGTTCATTTAATAGTTTAATATAAAAAGAAATGATTTCGGTATTGGCTATGAATGGCTGTTGTATAGTTGATACGTTATATGGTGGAATTCCTCCTTTATTTTTTTTTCGTTTTGTTTGCCGTTTATGATGATGTTTCGATTTAGTTTTATTCATTTATATATTATATATAAATTAATTATTTTTTGTAATACTACATGTAGGAAGTAAGGGATACGCTAACAAGGGAGGGAGCGTCCGAGGGAACCGTAGGTTCCCTGGATTACATTGCTAGAGTTCGGATACCTCCGCCTAAAGCACTGCCTACGGATAGACCAATACCCATTTTAGCACTATCTCCTACGGATGGTAAAAATGTATCTAAAATACTGAATGTAGCAGCTGCGGAAAGTGCTAAAATAAGGATTTCTTCAACATTTAAAGATTTTTTTGGGATAACAATTGCGACAATAGCAATGCATAAACCTAATACCAAGTATTTGATGATTCTCTTTACAATCTCTGAAAAGTCTAGTAAGCCGTTCATTGAAACGTTTATATAATAGAAAAACAAAAAAATTATCCTAAATAAAATAATATATTGTTGAAAACACTTAAACGTTAAATTTGTTCTATTTATATAAATATGTCGGGATTCGAAAGAAAAATGCTAGAAAACGGTCAACCTAATCCTAAATATATTGATTTATGTGATGAAGACCAACCAATCGCTGGCCAAAAATTTGTTTGTATGTCTTTTATTTCTCCAGAAAAGATATTGAAAAAGCGCGAAGTTTATTTATTTGATGAATTTGTTAGACAATGGGATTTTACTAAATCTATGACTAAATTCAATGATTTTCTTCATTTTATTTCATATAAATATAGTTTGAATATTGAAGCAGTATTAAATGACCTAAATGATTTCTCGAAAGAGGAAGAAGCCAGTTTAAAAGAAAATTCAACCATTGATGACTATAAAACTTTCCTAGATAAACAGGAAGACAAGTTGAATGAACGTTTCAATCGCGAACACTCATTCCAAACCTCTGTACGTGGTTTAAAAGTTCGTGGCGTCTTCCCAACCCAAGAAGAAGCCGAATTGAGATGTAAAAAACTACGCGAGTTCGACCCTAATCATGATATATTAGTAGGACCTGTTGGAATGTGGATGCCTTGGGACCCTGATGCTTATAAAACAGGCCGGGTTGAATTTATGGAAGAAGAATTAAACCAATTACATCAAGAAAAGTTGAAGAACGAAGAAAAAGCCAAACAGGAGTTCGAAAAACGTATTAAGGAGACCAAGAAAAAGGCAATTGAAGAAAATATTAAAATTGCCGAAAAATCAGGCAATGTATTAACCCAAACAATGGATGAAGAAGGCAACTTGATCGGTGTAAAAGATACAATTAATTTCGAAGAGCGTGAAGTTGCTGAGCCAGAAAGTATGAAATTACATAATGAATTACTACTTAAAACCGCACTAGAGCGTGAACAACAAGAAAAAGGTCAAGAAGAACAAGAATCATCACAAGCATTATAAGTAAAATAAGTAAAAATCAAAATATAATTATATAAAAATATATAAAATTATAAATGTTTATATATTTAATGAATGTATTTAAATTAATTATACAATTTGTATTGAAATTCACATCCCCAATATATGACGATTTCGTAAATATTCATCATTGTATAGAATATTACAAACAGTTAAATAGTGAAAGTATACATAGCAATACCATAAAGAATTTATTTTCGAATTTAATAACCAGTAAGGAAGATTTTAATCATAAAACTAAATTTTCTTATTTAGCAAGTGTTTATAAAAATATTTTTTTATCAGATGAAAATAAAGCGGAATTTTTAGATATTTTTGGAAAAATTCAACGACATTACTATGTAATAACACGATTATTTAGAAATTATAAATTTAGAAAGGCGGAAATACATGTGAAACACGATATTTGTTTGAACCCTATCAATGAAACAGATAAAAATGTGATGATTATATTTCAAAACAATAAAAAATATTTATTTACCATAAGCGATTTGGTGAATTTATTCAATGAAGCCTTAGGAAATACACATTATTTTTTCGCTGAACCAAAAGTTTGTAAAAATCCGTATAATAATATTCCTTTCAACAAAGCTGATTTATATAATATTTATTTTTTTATGTTATCCAAACACATTATTATTCCTACAATGTTTCGCAATTATTTTTTAACAAATTTTAATTTGACCAAATATAAATTGGAAAATGAAGATAATATTCGAGAATATGCTATTAAAAAACATTTAGATGTATCCACAAAAGAAAAATTGCGGATGAATTGTATTACAATGTTGAAGATGAACAGATGCACTAAAAATATGAAAATACATAAAGATTTCCCCACTGATATTCTAGTAAGAACAATGAAACCTTATTTAAATTTATATTTACATTCACAATATACAACTGAAACAAATAAAAAACATGCTTATACTCGTTCATTAGATACAAAGTTAAAAAGATTTGTTGAATTTAATAGAAATTTCGGTAGAAAAAAAATGGTAGTGAGGACCAATTTAAATTTTACCAAAGAATATATTACTAAATTTAATACAGAATTCATTGGATATAAAAATGATGATGAAAATGATTTTATGAATAATCATTCTTATGTGGATGATGAAGAGTTTAGTGATGATGATGATGATGATAATGAAAATACGGAAGATGACGATGATGACGAAGACATTGAAGACATACGCGAAAATAATCCAAGGAATGAAAATTTAATAGTAATTTATGATAATATTGATGAAAATACGACAGATGAGAATACAAATGAGAGTGATGATAGCAATGATACATATGAAAGTGAAGAGAAAGAACAAGATATTATTGACCAAATTAATAATATAGATATTGATGTGTTTCGTCCTATACAAACAATTATTGGTATTCATACAGTGGATTCTAACGAAAGATTAGATTCCGAATAAGTGGATGGGAAGATTGAATTATATAAATTATATAAAAAATAATGTATATAATATACTAATGAACATCGAAGAAATTATTAAAGAGAATAAACTGTTAAAAGAAGAAAATGATAAATTAAAAAATGAATTAATAGATACAAAAGAACATTTGAAAAAATATACAGCGCCTTTAAGAAACAAAACATATTACGAAGAAAATAAAGAACAACATAAACTAAGAGTCAAGGCATATAAGGAAAAAGTTAATTATTACGCAACATTATCAAGTGAAAAAAAGAAAGAATATGCTAGAACAGCATATTTAAACAAAATAGAAAAAAAGAAACTTAAGGAATTAGAAAATAATAATGGAATGATTTAGGAATTATATAGTTAATTAAAATAACTATATAAAAAAGAAAATATACATATAAATATAATGGAAAACAATAATGTTTACCAAGAAGAAATTACCCTTGCTAATAAAATTAAAGATAAGTATGAGTGTGATATAATTATAAATAATGAACCACCCTACACATTATATTGTGCGAATGATATTGGTAAAATATTGAATATTCCTAGTATTAGAAGCATAACTAGAAATTTGGAAAAAAAATATATAAATAAGAAGACTAAGGGTGGTATTCAAAAGATTACATATATACCATATAAATCGTTATTGAAATTACTAACTAAAAGCAGAAAAAACAGTTGTATGGAATTTGCGAAATATATAAATTTAGATATTATATCAAAATATTGTTTATCAATAGAAACCGATATAATATCATGTATATTAAAAACATTTGATGGACATGTTATGATACCTCAATATAAAGTTGATAATTATAGAATAGATTTATTTTTTCCGGAATATAAATTAGCAATTGAATGTGATGAGCAACATCATTTACGTAAAAATAATATAGAAGCAGATAGAATAAGACAATCAAACATATTTATGAATCTAAGATGTAATTTTATTAGATTTAATCCTTACGAAAAAGATTTTGATTTATTCAAATTATTGAATGAAATATATATTTACATTACAGTTTGTCCTAGAAAACGAATACCACAATATTATTATAGTGATGGAATGCTAATTAGTCAAATATAAAATTATTATAGGGAGTGTAGAATAATTTTACTACCTTTACATAATATAACAATCGTATATTGTACTATAATTTACCATTTTGATTTCTTTACATTAATAGGTTGAGCAGACTTCTTTTTCGATTTACTAGGGTCATATGCGTCGTCTTCATCGTCTGAACCCATACTTTTTGATATTTCCCAGAATTCTTTTGAACCTAATCTGAAGTCAGGATGTCCTTCTGCTTTATACCAGAAAATTTGGTCGTGTAATTTATTGGATTTCGCATTATTATTAATAACTAAGCACTCATAATTTTCAGTGGTTTGGTCCATTACTGAACAAAATGACTCCAATGTCGGAAACATACTCGCATAATTCTACCAAATACGCTTTCTATTACCAAATGTTGGTTCTCGTAATATAAAAACATAATCTATATTGGTACGGAGATTGGGTGGAATACCTAAAGGGTACTGCATAGTAATGATCAACATTATCTTCCAATGTCTACCATTCATAAAGAGTAAACGCATCAACTTATCTTTAGTCCATGTTTGGTCATATAAACAATCATCTAAAATAACAAATGCGCGAGGGTCAATTGTAGTTCTTCTAAAGGTTTCGATTTCTTTATTTACTTGTTTTAATACGGCTTTTTGTCGTCTTAAAATGTTCTCAATTAAAACAGAATTGTATTCTTCATGAATAAATAGTTTAGGAACGTGAGCGGCATAAAATCCGTTTCCGGCTTCAGTTCCAGATATAACTGTCCCAATAGGAACATCTTGATGATAAAATAATAAATCGCGCACTAAAAAAGATTTACCAGTATCACGACGTCCAATCATTACAATAACTGGACCCTTATTTTCATCGGGTTTAAATGTAATACTTTTCATATCGAATTTTTTTAACTCTAAAGTCATGTTTATAACATCTGTATATTTTTTTTCACATAGAATAACGAATAAGTTTAAATTTCCATATTTTAATGTTGAAATTACAATATACAGACTTCATGCCCGAACAAGTTTCTAAATTCAAAATTCACTATTCTAAAATCAACATTTTAGAATTAAAACCTTTAGTTGAATCTTTTCAACATTCTTTAGAAGATTATGATAATAATTATAATGTTTTCAATATCGACCAATTACAAAATTATAATCCTATTTACAAAGATTTTTTTGAATTAACAGAGAACAATTATAATAAAATTGCCTTGAATAACAAATATCATTTTTATAATTTAAATACTGTTATTGATGTAGAAACCAATACCATGGTTAATAAACCAGTATTTATAAAAAGTGGTCCTCTTCTTGACCCCATCCGCTATATGATTGGAAAATATAATATTCAAGATGATAAAATACGCACTTTACCATCCTTACAATCTACTGCCGAAAATACTCTACCTAAAATATTGGATAAAAATAATACCGCATACATAGACGGTTTCTTCAGTTTTTTAACTAGTAAATTAGGAGAACATCATAATTTTCTTCATGGTTTAGATTTCTATGGTTCTTTTCTAGGAATACAAGACAAATATAAAATGAATATTATTGACGATGTTGATTATTTAAAAACATCCAATTTCTTTAATGAAAATATTGGACGTCATTTCCATTGTTCTCTTTTAAACAATACAACTAGTTATACGAATTTTGGTTCTCGCGGAAATAAACACAAATTAAATATATCGGAGACATCGAACGCATCTAAAATTTCAGTAGTTGAATTAGAACTTGATGAGTTAGTCGAATCAGATACTATTTTAAATGAAAATGAAGAGATTGTATATGAAAAGGCAGATACTGCTTCTACAGTAAGCAGTGTGTCCAATAGTTCTTCCTCATCTAATAATAGTGAAATAAATTATAGTAGTGAAGAAGAAAACGAAGAAGATGATGAAGATAACGATGATGAAGATTCAGACGAATCAGAAAATTCTAATAGCAATTCTGAAGAATCTAATGAAAATTCAGAAGAATATTCTAGTGAAAATAGTGAAGGCGAAGAATTATTCGTATATATTGATAAATTCCCTGTACAATTGATATGTCTTGAAAAATGCGATGGTACATTAGACGAATTATTTGTGAAAAACCAAATTACAGAAGACATTGGTGCGAGTGTTTTATTTCAAATTGTAATGACTCTCATTACTTATCAAAATACATTCCATTTCACTCACAATGACCTTCATACCAACAATATTATGTATGTAAACACAACCGAAGAATTTGTATATTATAAATACAACTCCAAATTATACAAAGTACCTACGTATGGTAAAATATATAAAATCATCGATTTTGGTAGAGGTATTTATAAATTCCAAGGAAAATCATATTGTAGTGATAGTTTTGCAGCGGGCGGCGATGGACATACTCAATATAATTGTGAACCATATATGAATGAGAATAAACCACGTATCGACCCTAATTATAGTTTCGATTTATGTCGTCTAGGTTGTTCCATTTATGATTTCATTATTGATGATGAAGAAGACCCTTCGGAATATGATGAATTCCAAAAAACAATTGACCGTTGGTGTTTGGACGATAATGGTAAAAATGTTCTCTATAAGAAAAACGGCGAAGAACGTTATCCTGATTTTAAATTATATAAAATGATTGCTAGAACTGTTCATAATCATACTCCACAAGAGCAATTACAATTTCCTTTATTCGCTCAGTTTGAGGTCAGTGATAAAATTGAAACTGATATAAAATTAATGGACATAGATATATTACCAGACTATACAACAGCATAAATGAATATTCCAGAACCATCTTTGTATGAATTACGTGATTTTATGAATTCCAACCGCGATTATTTTAACGTGGATGAAAAAAAATGCGTCGCATTATATATCGGTAATACAATCGAGAAATATTCAGATGGAAAATATTGGTTAAAAGGTCAAGTACAAATGACTCCCGAAGATAAAATTACAAAAGACAAAATATTACAAGCCGAAGAAATTGATAAACGACGATTTGCTGAATATGGTGGGCCGTGTAACGCATTGGAAGCGGCAAGTATACGAGAACATAATTATAAATTCGAAAATTTACAAAAAGTATTAGCAAAATATTATGATATATTGACTGCGGAATATTTACGACCACCTGAAACTGCCGTCCCAACGGATAAAGGGGGATTATTTTACCAGAAACTTGCAGAACAAACCCTTATCGGGAAATAAATATATTTAGATAATATATAAGATGAGTAAACCCATCAAGAGTCGTCGACCAAACCCAGTTGGAAGAAAAATAAAGGCACCCGACATTAAAGAAACAAAATTGCCGGAAAATAAATTTAATGATATTTTGAGTGAAGTATCATCGAGAATAAATCGTCATCCAGATATTAATTACAATGATATAAATAATACAATAGATATGTTGAATAATATGTATAATAATGGACAGCTTACTGATGAATATCTAAGTGATAGAGATGATTATTTTATTGGGCAGAAAGACCAATATGGGTCTAGACGTCAAGGTATTGGTATAGAAAAGTACAATTGGACAGGCTTACAACCAACAGGACCACTAAATAGTATTTTTGTAGGACAATGGTCAATGAATGAACCATCTAATGGTTATCTGGTATATGCTGATGGTACTACTATAAAAATAGAAAGTTCTAGTCAATTTAGAAATATACGAAAAGGAGGAAAAAAATCCAACCGAAAACAAAAAACAGCCAAGCGCAATAGTCGCAAACACAATAAAACTCTACGTAAACATAAGAAATAACAAACAAATAAAAATATAATTAGTTATTTACACCAATTATATTTTTTTACACCAAACTCGTGGATACGTATTTTGGGTCATATGATATCATACACATATCTACCCCCGTTTCTAACCATATATATCCTTCTAATCCCCAATCTGTTCCCCAACTGTTGCGCACAATCCAATATCCCTCATCTATATTTACGCCAACCGCTTGCACACAATGATCGACATCGGTATCACATGACGTTATAATACCGGATACATAAGATGACCACGTGGATGCGGCTACACATACAGATAACGGCCCAGTAGACAATGTATATGCTATCATATCATCTTCGTCTTTCAATGAATAATATTCATTCACAGTTACTACATATTTGAATGAATCCGAACTACATTCACCAGTAACATCATAATACGAAGTATATGGATAATCACTATCACTTTCAATACCACCCGCCTTCATAACATATTCGAAAGCCGTATCGGTATTTCCTCCTTCACAACCATAATCTACATTATCACATTGAACAATTTGTTCGGGAGATAATGCGTCATCAATCGTCAACAAACCCGTGCGAATACTATCACTTTCAATTTGTTCTGTCGCCGAAAATGCCCAGCACGAACCACAGTATCCTTGGTCTTTCACCGCGGTCGTATATATATTCGCCCAATTTACTACTGTTCGATTACCTGTATATTCGTCCACATCTTTCACTATAGCATTCGTATTATAGGTTGGTCTATATCCTAAAAAACCTTTTTTAAATTCATCTTCCGTCAAATCTGCGAATTTTGTAATTCCATGGAGTGATTTTCCACTTCCATATTTGAATTCGTCTTCATTTCGTTTATCAACAATCATTAAAAAATTCTTGAAATTGGTATATCGCATGGTTTCTTCATCATCTGTTTCATATGACCTTGAAAAATTTGTTTTAAATTCTTTGAATAATCCCAGCATATCATTTTCATTCAATAGAGAGTATTTATTGGGTGTTATGAATTCATATAATCCAGTATTCATAGGGGTATCACTTAAATAATTTACACTATAGGTAAATAATCCTAATGAGCCCAATAATGAACATACAAATAGGATATGTCGATTTCTATACAAAAATGATTTTTGTTCTTTAATCGTAGGTGATTTTGATGTGTTATTGTAGTCTTGCTTTTGATAATACATTTATCTTTACTTATATAATACAGATAAATAACTTTAAGTTCTTCCAATAATTTAATTCATATATTTGTCTCTGAATTCTTGTGGGGTCATAATAGGGATATTGTTTTCCGTAGCATATTTTGTTTTGTTTGATACATCATCGTGGGTTTTCACAATTAATACGAATGTATCTTTCTTTATATTGTCTTCTAATGATGCTCCCACTTTTACCAAATAATCTATGATTTCCTTATCTCTTACTTTGGTCATCACTATTTTTTTCTGATATAATGGCCCAGATTTATCGATGTTAGATTCTACACTTGTAATTTCTACACGTTTGGGTGCTTCCGACAATTTTCCTTCTAAACTACATTCTTTTAAGAAATCCATAAATACGGGAATATTATTCACAAAACTCTTGGCGTTTTCTGGTCCAATACCTTCTATTCCCCTCAACATTTTGATTTTCTCTTCATTTGTTTCATTGGTCGTTAATATATTTGGATATTTCTCAATGATAGGTTTTATTTTTCGCTCTCCCAACCCACGTCCCAATAAATTAGACGCGACCATAATATCTAGTATACTCGCTTTTCCTACTTTTTCATGAATACCATTGAATACTTTTTCAATCATTTTTTCTTTGAAACCTTCTACTTTTTTGAAATCTTCTTTGGTCATTTTCAATATCTTAGCTATCGTATCAAACCCGGCAGTCATAATACGTTTCACATTTCCGCTAGATAAACCATCTACTTCTAAGGATACGAAAAACGCAGTTATATTTTTCTCGCGAACAGTTATATCTTCTCCCGCATTTTCCAATACGATATCTACTTTAGTAGCAGTCCACGTATATGGAACTAACGGCATTTTCGCGTGTTCCGCTGGTGTGGTCACTGATTTAATATGTGGTATAACATCTCCACTGCGAATGATTTGAATAAGAGCGCCCACACCAATTTTATTATCTTCTATAAATTTTCCATTAAAACCAGTTGCGTATTCAATGGTTACACCGGCCAAACGGATAGGTTCTATACGAACTCTTGGTTTTAAATATCCATCTTTACTTGCGGACCATATAACATCTACGACTTTGGCCTCCGCCATTTGTTCTGATAAAACCATTTTAAATGCAAATGCGTGGTCCGGATTACCCGATTTTCGTTCATATATTTCATCATTACAAATAATAATTCCATCGATTTCGTATTCATATGATTTACGCCATTCTATCAATATCTCAGATAAAATATCATTCGATAATTCGGTAATCGTTTTATTTCTAACGACTTCATGCTTTAATTCTTTTAATTTATCCATTTGTTCACTAGGTTTTAATACCGGTTTGATAACTTCATAAGTAACAAAATGTAAATCCTTCGCTTTACTGTCCACTGTTTTTGAATTAATAATTCCCGATACTAAATTGCGAGGATTCGCAAATTCATTTTTATATTTTTCATCAAATACTTTTTTAGGTATGATAAACTCGCCTCTTACTACAATTCCTGATTCTTTTGGTAAATGTAATACAGATAACAAATGTGATATATCCTGCCCGATTGTTCCATTACCTCTTGTGTATAACTTAGGAGTATCTCCTTCCGTTGTATATAAACCACTTACCCCGTCTAATTTACACGATATTACATAAGGTCCATTATATTTCTTCAACCATCCAGGTAATGCGTTTGAATCTGGTTTGATTTTATCCATTGACGCCATTTCATATGGTAATTTCACTTTGTTTTTTGTTATTGGTGCGCCAACCTCTTCTAATACCGCGTTTTTGGGGTATTTTCTTTCCAAATATTCTTTGATAATATCGTATTCATTATCTGTTAATAGAGCGGTTTTTGTATTATAATAATAATCATTCGCGACTTTCACCATATCCGATAATTGTTTTTCAGATAATGTTTCTATGAAAGCGAAACCTTTTATTTTAAATTCTTCCAAAAGACCTTCAGTTCCTTTAGGCGATTGACGTTTTTCTTTGGATGAAGGCATATCTGGTATTATTATATCATTATTTTTAGGTTCTTTTTCTATTTTTGTTTCTTCTTTGGGTGATATTGGCTTGTTGGGTTCTCTTTTTTTGCGAGTCTTTTCTTTAGCTTCCTTAGGAGGTTTGGGTTCCTTAGGTTCTCTCTTCTTTCTCGTTTTTTTGGCTTTTTCTGGTATTACAATAGCTTCTTCTATTTTCATTTCGTCTATTTTTGCTGGTTAATCACAAGCGGTTCTTCTTTCGTATCTTCCTTCGCTTCTTCTGTTTTTTTCACTTTAGGTTCTCTCTTTTTACGAGTCTTTTCTTTTGGTTCTTTTGGTGGTTTGGGTTCTTTAGGTTCTCTCTTTTTAATCGTTTTTTCCTTCTTTAGTCTATCAACAATTTGAATTGGTCCTAATGGTATCACCGCTCTTCCATCCATTCTTTCGACGGGGTTTTTAAATTCTAATTTCAATAAATCAAAAATATCCTTCTCCTCTTTGATATCTTTTATCGGTGATTTCGTAGGTGATTTTCCTGGTGATGTTTCTAAGGAAGCTATATTTTTTTTAATACGATGTTCATTTAATGTATAACCCATTTTCAACGCATGACCACGCATCACAGTATTAAATGCTTTACTGCCTGTAAAATATAATACAGCAAATGGATATTCTTCCGGGATTGTATACAAAAAATCAACACGTCTAGCGTGTTTAGAACCTAGTTTTGTTATCACCAAACATTTTGTTTTTCCACGAGAGAGAACCTCAATGATAACTTTTTCTGCTAGTAATTCATCTACGAATTGTTTAAATACACTATCATTTTTCGATGTTATAATTACATCTATATCGCCTGATGTTTTCGCTCCTCTACGATAACTACCTACAATCTCATAACGCGAATCTTCTTCTGCTACTTTTTTAAATACCCGTTCAAATACTTCATTATATTCATCGATTTCACTTCGAGGAATTCTTTCCAATATATCATCATAATATTTTAACCCAACTTTCTGAATATCATTGAGAACCTCGTTTTGTTGTTCACGTAATTTTTCAATGGTCGTAATACCCTTTTCAACCAATTCTTTGGCTTTTTTCGGCCCAATACCATACACATCAGTCAATACATTGATTGGGTTCTCTTTTTCTTTTTCTAATAATTTCAATGTACCTGTTTCCACAAATTCCTTCATTTTTTCTATCATTGTACTACCAATACCCGGTTTACCTTTTAATTGTTCTATATCAGTGATAGGTTCAGTGATTCCTAATAATGTATCTTCTGCGTTTTGATATGCGCGGGATTTCATTGGTTCTCCATTCTTACTCATAATGGTCGATAATTTATTCATCATATTCGCCAATTCAGTTATATTGATTTGTTTCTTGGGAGGACTTTTTATTTTTTCATTTTCTAAATTCATATAATTCTATATAGTATATGAATTTATTATTTTCTAAAAACCAGGTTCATCTGTAAATATTTGTGTAGTCGCTGTATTTAATGTTTTGGTATCCGTTAATACATTGAAAAAATCGGTGATAGACCCATCCATATTAAACACGAAGAATGAAGCGGTTATGGAACATACAAATACCATTACCGCATCTCTTACTAAGAATTTCAATGGTTTAAATTCTTTATCTAAATATTTCATTTCTATGAATTTCACTAAACAAAACAAAAAAGTGATGATTGTGGAAATAATAAATATTTTCTCCATCTATACAATTTCAATAAAGATTTTAATAATGACTCTAACGAATTATTCGGCGATTATAATTCTTCAACACCATCTAAAACTATATCATGAGATACATAATTCGATTTATCTTCATCTAATACATCAAACCCTGATAAATCTATAGTATCGGTATGAATACGTATTCTATCATCGTCATCGTCTTCCTCTTCTTCTAACCTACGTTGTAATGCTCTTGCCGTACTTATTTCTTCCAATCTTTCAATTGTTTTTGGCGCCTGTATTTTTTCAACGACATCGTTTTCGTTTAATACACTATCAATATCATTAAATGTTAAACGAGTAACTACTTCATCATTGTTAATATTTTTGATTGCTGGAACAACTGATGGGATATCTTCTTCTTTACGTATTATATCCTCTTCGGTTACTTCTGCTGAAGATTCATCTACAGATTTTGTTTCAATCACAGCCGGTTCAGGCTCTTCTATTTTTTCGATAGTCACTTCCTCTTCTTGTTCAACGGATTCATCCATATAAGCCCGAATAATTGATTCAGTTGGAATACTTTCACGAATAGCCATTAATACACATTCTTGAACAATGGTTTCTAATTCACGATTATTCCTTTGTAATTGTAATGGTGAAATATGTTTTTCGAATAAATAGACATTTGTATATACTTTTCTAGCGGTATTGATATAGACCTTATGAATAAAATGGTCTAATTTGGGAACGGAAATATCTATCTTTTTTTGTTTATTACCTACACGAATACATGTTAATACTTTCAATTGTATTATATGAACACAAGTTATTAAATCTTCTAAATAAGTGCATCCACTGCGTTCAATAATACGTTTGCGTTCTTCTTCTATGATGACTGAATTCCATTTTGGAACTCGAGCTAATAAATTCTGGAAAGTCATTAAATATTTATTGGCTTCATCATTATCTAAACATAATTTCCACGATTCATTAAAGATGGAACGTATACCTTCAATCACCAATGGAGTAAATATACTTACCAATCTAGCAGACCATTCATTACGTGATTCATTTAAATTGGATATAACAAAATCGTCCATAATATATTTTTCACATATTTTTTAATATTTGCCTAAACGAATCAAATAAATATAATAATAATAATTTTTCACATCTGTATTCCGATTTTATTTTATCAAATTTCATCAATATTTCTGTTTTAATAAAACCGTCTATAACATTCGTCCTTTCTACCCATTTGATAAGATTTAAACACGACATACCATTTTCATAAAACTCCACTGCTAAATCTACCATTTGTGAATGGTCAATATTTTCATTTATAAATTTCGTCATTTTGGTATGTATCCACTCGTCATTCGCAAATACCGACTGGTTCTCATATTTCATATTTAATTTATGTAAATTAATGACTTTTCCATCTTCAATATATTCAGGTACGTATATTTCACAAAACCTGGATAAAATTGGATTTAATAATTTATGCTTGTTCTCTACAATAATAAAAAAACGAGTATTTGAACTAAATAATTCAATACATCGCCTCAGTGCGCTTTGTGCGTCAATCGTTAAATTATCCGCATTCAATAAAACGATACTTTTGAAAATAACACCTGAATTTGACTGAATATTCGTTTTCGCAAAAAATTTCAATTCTTCGCGGATGAATTTAATGCCTTTGCCGTGCGCACAATTCACAAACATTACATTGGATTTTATTTTTTTATGGTCATTTTGATATATTTTCTTTAAAAAATTATCAACGATAGTTCTCTTTCCACTTCCTGAAGAACCGTGAAAAATAATATGTGGGATTTTCTGTTGACTATAAAAATAATCTAGTTTATTATAAATATTTTCATGAATATTTTTTAACATAAGAAGAGAACCTTGTATACTAATAAGTGAAACATTTATACTATTTTTAACGAAAATATTATACACCATCTTTTTTCACTATATTCAACTGTTTGGTAAATACGTATCGTTCATGATACATGGTTCTGCGTCGAACATTACAATTCAAGCACGCGATAACCACATTATCATTGTTATGACCAAAACTATTATCTAATCGTTCTAAAGTCCATTGTTTAGGTTCTCGAACTATTTCGTAAAGAACATTTACATTTTCTTTACAATAATAACATTTGTTTTTACAATCCATCATTAAATTGAGAACATTTATAATATTGACTAATTTTTCTTCGCATAATAGTTTTTTCTCAATATCTTGAGACCGATAACCATATATTTTTTTTTGTATTTCTCTCATTACAAAATCGCAATGTTCTCTATTTATTATATTATTTTTGTGTATTTCATTGATTAAATTCCATTGATATTCGGGCGTTAATGTTGTTTCATCAAATGTCCATTTTTTGGTAGTGGTTATTTGACGTTTTTGTTTTTCTTTTTCGGTTTTGACTGTCTTTTCCTTGCTTTCTTTTTTCGGTTTTACAGGTTCAAATGATACGATTATTTTTTTGATTTGATTGTCCTCCATATATATTGGAATACTTAATATTTTTTCTCTCTTCACGCACAATTTATTATATAAGTAAAAGAAGATAAACAATATTTAATATATAATATATTAAAGACAAGTAGTATTATAAATGTTTACACAAAATAATAATTCGATTGAAAAGCAAGCACCCGTAGAAGATAATGGAGATGAATTAAAACAAAATAAATATAAAAACATTATTAATTTATTTCCGGGTAGTATCGAAACGAATGAGATGAATTATTCAACCATTGATAGTTTATTAGAAAAAGAAAAACAGCATAATAAAACTGAAACTTGGAATAAATTAGATAAAACGGTTAAAATCCAAAAACTTCATGTATTTGCCGAAAAATATGGAAAAGAAAACAATATGTCGGTGAAAGATATGAAATCACTCAAAGCATTCTTTATTGATTGTTTGGAAAAAAACAAATTACAAAAAACAAAGGATGTGAATTATGATAAGGAAAAAAGGGAAATAGTGAGTATCCCTTCTTTATTTTTTAACGTAGCGAATCGCAATTTCACATTGAAAATTTTAGACGCAAAACGAGTATCTACATTAAAATCATTAACTCCTAAGCGTAGTACCCCTACTATTTTGGAAAATACAACGGATACATAATTACCAAAATATACTGGCTAACCGTTTGTTAAATAAACTGCGAAGACATAACCCCTTTTTTCTATTTTTTGAAAATGATATTTCATTTAGTTTTTCTAATAATGATTTTCCACTAGGACCTATAAAATTAAATATCGAATCGTTGTCTGTTTGAACCCATTCTAATTCTTTATTTAGTTTGAAATTCACAACTGTAAATTCATACCCTCTGCTTTTCATAAATTCATTATTGTTTGTTTCATCGTATAACATATAACAATAACGTTTTGTTAATTTTTCATAAGGGTCAAACCATAATATTATTGGAACGATTATTTCTTCATCTTCCTCTACGGTTACTTCATTTATAATTTGTTTATTCCTGGTTATATACAGTTTTGAGAAATCGATTTTGGTGGTTTGTGTTTCCATTTATTGTTTTTGGTAATTATTTTTATTATTACCAAAATAAAATCGTTCAATTTTTTACTACAAAATTGATTATATCTATACTACAATATATATAAACAAATAAACATATATATAATAGTAAATGAAAGAAGAAACAACGTCGGATGAAAATGAATCGACCACATCAGAATATGTTGAAACTACCTCGGTAGATGATTCAGACACAACTATATCATCTAGCGTAGATTGGAATTCAAATCAAATCTCTTTGAATTATCCAAAATTAACCATTCATGATATGGCGGACATAGAAGAACAAATGTATGATTTGATGGAAGAATATATGGAAACCGAAATGATACATATATCTTCCGCAAATTTCTTTAAAAAATTCGTATCCGATATAACAACAGTTTGTTTCCAATATTGGTTAGAATGTGAAATATGTGATGAAGATGATTATGATGAAATAGAAGAAATCGTAGGGGAGTTATCAAATATATATTTTGATATTTGTGAATTACGATTACAAAACGTTCAATATATCGCGAAAATTACACCCGAGACAAAATCAAGTTTTATAACTCAACAATTAGAATATTTAAAATCCATTCCCCAAGCAAAACAAAAAACAGTAGAATGGTATAAAACACGTTATAATTTAATTACTGCGAGTAATTGCTGGAAAGCGTTTGGAACTGAATCGCAAAAAAATGCGTTAATCTATGATAAATGTAAACCATTCTCTACGATTTCATATGATTATGTAAATACCCAATCTACGTTACATTGGGGAGTAAAATATGAACCAGTTTCTTTAATGATTTATGAAGATAAATTTCATACAAAAATAGAAGATTTTGGATGTATTCCGCATTCCACCTATCCATTCGTTGGCGCTTCTCCAGATGGTATAAATATTGATCCCTCAAATCTTGAAGTTTATGGACGTATGGTAGAAATCAAGAATATATTTAATCGTGAAATTACAGGAATTCCCAAAGAAGAATATTGGATACAAACGCAAATTCAAATGGAGACTTGTAATTTGGATGAATGTGATTTATTCGAAACACGAATCAAAGAGTATGAAAATGAAGAAGCATTTTATACAAATACTTCACATGAATACAAAGGCGTTATTTTACATTTTATTCATCGAACTGTGAATAATTCATTACAAGAAAATGTATCGTTGAATGAATTAAATACTCCCATTTATAAATATATGCCGTTATCTATTTCGCAATCTAATAATAAAACAGAAATAGATACATGGATTCAACAAACAAAAGAACAAAATAGCGATATAATATTATTTAATAAAATTTATTGGTATGTGGACCAATGTTGTTGTACATTAATTAAACGTAATAAACAATGGTTTCAAACCGCTATTCCAAAAATAAAAGAATTATGGGATATTGTTTTAAAAGAACGGGTTGATGGGTATGAACACCGAGCCGCAAAAAAAAAGATAAAAACAGAAATAATAGTTGAAAAACAGCTCGAAAATACTTTTATAAATACTTCGTCTCATATTATAAAAAATTTACCACAATCAACACAAACTGCGATTGTTAAATTATCGTAGATAAATATAAAGATTTGTTTATATTTATCATATTATCATGAAAACATTGGTTGCATACGTATTTCACGAATATAACTCACGCGTCCAAATGTTTTTTCATAATTGTATATTCAAAGACCCAGATATCGATTTTTTAATCATATGTAATAGTAAAACCGTTTATTTTCCAGTATATGATTATGTTAAAGTAGTGCGTCGCGACAATATTGGTTATGATTTTGGCGGTTGGTCAGAAGGAATTTTAACAGATGATTATTATAAAAACTATGACCAATTTATTTTCGCGAATTCTTCCATTATTGGACCTTATTTACCATCATATTATAAAGGAAAATGGACAGATGTCTATTTACAGGGATTGACCGATACCGTAAAATTATTCGGTAGCACAATAAATACGGTAAATCTACCTACTGTATATCCACATGTTCAATCATATATATTCAGTATGAATAGGGAAACTCTCGAATTTTTAATATTCAAAGGAATTTTTTCATTAGAACATTATGTTAACAAATTTGAAGACGCTATTTTACATAAAGAAGTTAGAATGTCGCGCCTTATCGTTGATAATGGTTGGAACATCGGGTGTTTACATCAATATTATAAAGATGTGGATTTTACATTTCGCACAAAACCGGTAGAACATTATAAACACATATTTCAACCCATTAATAATGATGGGGACTTCATGTTCCCTGACCATATAAACCGGTCATGGACGTTATATGAATTAGTGTTTATAAAAGGGAATCGTTTTGAATAATAATTATTACAATAAATAATATAAATGGTTTTTACTAATTATATTATCAATACCTAGGAATGTCGTCGCCGAGTAAATCATCATTCCTTTCACAGGAAGAAGAAATGTATGTAGTAAAACGCAACGGCGAACGAGAAGTTGTTTCTTTTGATAAGATTTTACAACGTATAAAAAAATGCGGAATGGAAGTGGGAATTAAAATAAATTATACTTCACTGGTCATGAAAGTCATTGACCAATTATTTGACGGTATTTCCACTACGAAAATAGACGAATTAACCGCTGAACAATGTGCGTCAATGGCTTCTATACATCCAGATTATAATACATTGGCTGGAAGAATCATTGTTTCAAATCATCACAAAAATACAAATCCATTGTTTTCTGAAGTAGTTAGTAATTTATATGAATATCACGATAAACACAATAAATCATCTCCATTAATTTCTCGAGAATTGTATTTGATTGTAAATAATAACTCACAATATGATGATATATGCGACCATTCTCGGGATTACTTAATTGATTATTTTGGTTTTAAAACATTGGAGCGTGCGTATTTGATGAAAATAAATAAAGTCATCGTGGAACGCCCTCAACATATGTGGTTGCGTGTTGCGATTGGTATTCATGGCGATAATATTGAAAAAGTAAAAGAAACATATGAATTGATGTCGCAAAAATATTTCACCCACGCAACTCCTACATTGTTTAATGCGGGAACTCCACATCCTCAATTATCGTCATGTTATTTAATCTCGATGGAAAATGATAGTATAGAAGGAATATATAATACATTAAAGGATTGTGCGATGATTTCAAAATGGGCTGGTGGTATCGGTTTACATATTCACAATGTGCGTGCGTCAGGTAGTCATATTCGTGGAACAAACGGTTTATCAAATGGTATTGTCCCTATGTTAAAAGTATTTAATAACACTGCAAAATATGTTGACCAAGGTGGCGGAAAACGCAATGGTAGTTTCGCAATTTACTTAGAACCATGGCACGCTGATATTGAAATGTTTTTACAAATGCGCAAAAATCACGGAGATGAAGAATTAAAAGCGCGCGACCTCTTCTACGCATTATGGATTCCTGATTTGTTTATGGAACGTATCAAGACTGATGGAACATGGACATTAATGTGTCCTGATGAATGTCCTGGATTATCTGATGTGTATGGCGATGAATTCAATGCTTTATACACCAAATACGAAACTCAAGGAAAAGGACGTAGAACAGTGAAAGCCCGTGAATTATGGTTTCAAGTGTTAGATGCTCAAATGGAAACAGGCACACCTTATTTATTGTATAAAGATGCTTGTAATAGAAAATCCAATCAAAAAAACGTAGGAATTATAAAATCGTCAAATTTATGTACCGAAATCATCGAATATTCCGATGATAAAGAAACCGCTGTATGTAATTTGGCGAGTATTGCTCTACCTTCATTCGTAGATAATTCTAGCGAAACCATTGTGTTTGATTATCACAAATTACACGAGATTACTCGTGTCGTTACTGAAAATTTAAACCGTATTATTGATATTAATTTTTATCCTACTCCTAAAACGGAACGTAGTAATTTCAGACATCGTCCTATTGGTATTGGAGTTCAAGGTTTAGCCGATGTATTTATGATGATGAATATTCCTTTCCATAGTGAAGAAGCTAAACAAATCAATCGCCAAATATTCGAAACGATTTATCACGGAGCATTGGAAAAATCGTGTGAATTATCTCGCAAAGAAGGTCCATATGAAACATTTGATGGTTCCCCCGCAAGTCAAGGAATATTACAATTTGATTTGTGGGGCGTAAACCCAAATGAACAAGAGCAACGTTATGATTGGTATGGTTTAAAGGAGAAAATTAAAATGTTTGGTTTGCGTAATTCGCTATTAGTTGCTCCTATGCCTACTGCGTCTACTTCACAAATATTAGGTTTTAATGAATGTATTGAACCTATTACGAGTAATATATATAATCGCCGCACGTTAGCCGGTGAATTTATATTAGCCAATAAATATTTAATGAACGATTTAATCGAATTGGATTTATGGAATGAAAAAATCAAGAATAATATTATTGCGAACCACGGTAGTATTCAACATATTGAAATCATTCCTCAACATATTCGTGATAAATATAAAACAGTATGGGAAATTCCGATGCGCCATTTAATTGATATGGCTGCTGACCGAGGTGCTTATATATGTCAAAGTCAAAGCTTGAATTTATGGTTAGAAGACCCTAACTATTCTATGTTGACTTCCATGCATTTTTATTCTTGGTCGAAAGGATTAAAAACCGGAATTTATTATTTACGCCGTAGAGGTCGTCATCACGCCCAACAATTCACCATTGAACCAGAAAAAAAGGATAATAAAAGTTCACAATTTTATGAAGAAGATGAAATATGTGAAATGTGCTCGTCCTAATTTTTATTGATGAATATGATTGAACTCGTCGTCAGTCATTACTATATTTAATCGCATTTTTAAATAACATCGTAAACATGCGGATACGTCGAATAATGAATTATGAAAGCCGTGTAGGTCTTGATTGAATAAATGTTTATACAGTTCACATAATTTGGGCCATTTATTATATGGTTTATTTTCTTTGCTCATCACTTGTATTTTACATACGTTTATACCGTGTCGTAATGTACAATAATGGGTGATTCCATTCAATTGCTCAAATATTAAATTGAATATATTAATACAGTATGGATATTTTTGTAATATGATTTCTTTATTTCGTTGTAATTCTATATTTATCATTTGAATATCGAATTGAATGTTATGAGCGATGATACAACCGCATTTCATATATTCATCATAAAAGATATTGATAGCTTCTACGATATCAATACCTTTTGTTTCACATATTTCATTTGTTATGCCGGTCAATTCAGTGATAAAGGGGGTTATTATTATGTTGGATGGTATTTTAATATAATAATCGTGTTTTTTTTCAACCTCTTTCGTAAATGTATTATAGACAATAAAACTTAATTGTAGAATATACGGATATTGGTGTATATATACAGTTTCCCCAGATTTCACTTTGGGAATTTTATCCGTAGTTTCGGTATCAAATATGAGTATTCGGTGTTTCTTTTCCATTTTTGCTAGTTTATATTTAATATTAGTAGGGCTAGGTAATTCAATTTTACGGGTTCATTGAATTTACAAAAAAAAATATAGGACAATATATATAATGTTCGCAAATAGACGCAAAAAGGCTACTTTAAACACAAATCTATATTATACAAATAAACTAAATTATCATTTATCGCCGCATAATGGTACTGTTCCTGAATTAGAAGAAGAAAACCTATGGATGTCCAAAAAAACCAATGATATATATAACAAAAATATTGGAAATGTAGCAATAAATATGATTACACCTCCTCTTAGTAATTTAGATGTTAGTGGATGTGTAAATACATCACAAAAATATACGATTAATTATATTTCTATCGCTCCACCTGTGGGCAGTATCATGGCGTTTACTGTCGCTGCTTCACCTGATGGTTGGTTATTGTGCAATGGGTTTTCATATGGTAAAACACAATACGCAGCGTTATTTGCGGTAATTGGTATTACATTTGGTGGAAATGATACTAGTTTCAATGTTCCTAATTATCAGGGTGCGTTTTTGAGAGGAACAGGAACAAACAATTCATACACAGGTCCTGCGTTGAACGCATCACAATCGCATGCTACACAAACACACGCACATACAGCGTCTTCAGTAGTCACTGACCCTGGACATAAACATACACAAAATAGTATAAATGACGATTTTAATAATACTGGAGGTAATGTCTATCCTGGTTCAACCCCTAGTTTTCCTGCGTATGATAGTGCTGGTTCAAAAGTATGGGACAACTTAAATACCAGCACAACAGGTATTACAGTTGCTACTACAATCGCGAACAGCTCAATTAGCGTTGATCCAAATGAAACTCGGCCATATAACTATGGTGTTTGGTGGATTATCAAATATTAATGCGATGAAATATATATTTTATTATGTTGTAAAATATATATGTCCGAAACAAAGGAAACAAACGATATCCCGAAATTGACGGATAAAGATATTCGTAATCATCCATATATGTATGATACAAAAATAATTGAATGGAACATCAAACATTCGTGTTTATCATTGAGAACATTGGTTCGTTATCAAAAACTGACCCCCTATATTTGTGCGAAATATGTAGTATTTGGTGGTCGTAATGAAATGTATGCCGATTGTAGAGAAGATGCGTGGATTAGCACCTCAGAAATTATTGGTTATCAACCGCATATTACCATGGAAGAAATGTATGAAGCTCATAGAATAGCGGATGAAGAAGATAGATTAGAAGATGAAATGGATGAATCGAGTGGAAGAAAATGAAAATACCGATTATAATACGATTTTAAGATAATTTTAAAACATTTTTAAGATTATTGCGGAAACTATATAAACATATATTATTATATATTTTTATTGGTATGCCAAAAACGGAAATAGATTATTCAAATACTATCATTTACAAAATTACTTGTAAAGACCCTACTGTAAAAGATGTATATGTTGGTCATACAACAAATTTTGTGCAACGAAAACACGCACATAAACAGAGTTGTACAAATAATAAATCATCTAATTATGATTGTAAATTATATGAGGTAATTCGTAATAACGGTGGATGGAATAACTGGTTTATGGAAATAGTTGGGTTTTTCAATTGTAATGACCATTATGAAGCAAGAAAAAAAGAGCAAGAATACTTTGAGTTATTACGCGCAACATTAAATAGTATTGAACCAATGCCGAAACCGAAACCAAAAATAGCAAATGGCGGTCAATTAAGTGAGAAAAACGAATATTATTGTGAAATATGTAAAGTAAAATTTCAAAATTCAAAATGTATGGACATACATAATCAAAGTAAAAAACATATAAAAAAACAAAATAATGTTTCAGAACAAACATCTGATAACAACACAGATAAATATCAAAATGATATGAATTGTTTTTCTTGTATAAATTGTAATTATAATACGAATCATAAAAGTCATTATAATAAACATTTATCAAGTATTAAACATAGGAATAATGAAAAAGAATTACAGAAAAATGAAGAAGCTAGTCTTCCTTCTTATACGTGTAGTTGTAATAAAATATTTAACCACAGGCAAAATTTACATAGACATAAAAAAACGTGTAAAGGCATTGATAATAACGAAGTAATTGAACCCAAAAATACCATATCTAATGATTTGATATTAGAATTCATAAAACAAAGTAAAGAAATACAAAATTTCCTCATTGAACAAAATAAAGATTTACAAAATAAATTATTGGATATAGTTAACATCATACACCGAAAGGATTCAAAATAATCTTTCTATTTTTATAATTTCAATCATAAAAATAGACCCCCATAAAAAACCGAAAAATAAAGTAGTAGAGGTTTTTGAAAAATGGACATTTATTTTTGTCCATTTTTGAAAAGTAGGCAATAACTTTTTTTCAGAAAAAACGTATTTTTTGTTTTTGCAGGGAAATGCAGTAAATTACGATTTTTTTGTAAAAAAACTGTTTGCACATAAAAATTTATTGCGTAATTGTTTAGGCGATAAAATATTGATCCATAATATATGGATATCAACGAAAAAATCGTAATTCGCGAACAAAAATATTGTTGCGAAATATGTGATTATAATACAAGCAAACCAGGTGATTATAATAAACATATTTTAACACGAAAACATGAAATGCTTGCGATAAAATCAATAAAAAACGTCGAAGGAAAACGCAAGAATTATGTTTGTGAAAAATGTGATTATAATACAAGCAATCTTTATGATTTTAATAAACACAATTTAACCCAAAAACATATAGTCAATATTAATAATAATTTACAGCAAAAAAAGTCGCAGCAGAATACTTGTGATACGTGTAATCGAGTGTTTAATAGTTATAATAGTTTATGGAAACATAAAAATAAATATAACTGCATAACACATTCAAATAATTTACGTGAAGATGTTCAACTAACAACTAATAAAGAAACAATATCCAGCGACCTAATTTTAGAAGTAATCAAACAGAGTAAAGAAATACAAAATGTTCTCATAGAACAAAATAAAGAATTACAAGCCAAATTATTAGAAATGGCGAAATCGCAAACGGTCGTAAACAACAATACAATGAATAATAATAATTTCAATTTACAAGTATTTTTGAACGAAACATGTAAAGACGCCATCAACATCATGGATTTTGTGAATTCATTACAATTACAAGTGGAAGATTTCGAAGCGACTGGAAAATTAGGATATGTAGAGGGTATTTCGCGCATTATCATAAATGGAATGAAAAACATAGAAATTGAAAAACGGCCGATGCATTGTACAGATGTGAAACGAGAAACGGTATATATAAAAGACGAAGATACGTGGTCAAAAGAGGATGTAGATAAGAATAAATTCAAGAAAGTAATAAAAACAGTCGCACAAATGAATTTAAACCAATTACCGAAATGGCAAGAAAAGAATCCAGCCTATGTAAATATAAATACACCAGAAAATGAAAATTTGATAAAATATTCATTATCCGCATTGGGAAGTCGAACCGACGAAGAAGAAGACAAATTTGTTAGTAAAATTATGAAAAATGTATTGAAAGAAGTAGTTATTTCGCGGAAATAATCAACAAATTACGTATCTGACTCAGAAACAAAGCAGTCCGTATTCATATGTTCATCTGTAGTAGAGAACCACGATAACCATCGTTCATCACCCGCTTCAATATTATCATCCACGTTCGCCACGAATTTGTCCTTAGCTTCTTCATATAAGAAAAAATAGAGTTTTTGCGAAAGAACCGTTCCGTGGTTCCAATTACCAGATGGACCTAAACAGTCTACTGACCACGGATATTCAGGGCAATATTCACCTGCGACTCCCCAAGCACAATATCCACCATATTGCGGTAGATACTGTTCAGGATTAGCATCAAATATAATTTTGTGTTCGTTAGTTGTAAATAAATAGTTGAACCCATTGTATGTACTAACTATATTATCATTTCCACGTGTTCCTTTATAAGAGTCGTTATAAAAATAAGGTATGATATCGAGACCTCCTAGAACTGGATGGTCAGATTGGGAACATTGAGGTAAATTATCAGGGCAGGAGGCACAAGTAGTCGCCATATTCATAGTAATTTTATTATATTTCTGTACAATACCAAATGAGCTGAATAAAGTAAATACAATCATAGGAATCGCAATGAGATATTTTTCATTCATAATAATATACTATATAACAGTAAAATGTCTCTATACATGTTACTTTATACATTCTTGTGACCCTACCTATTATTCATGTTGTTCACGTTCGATATCGCCAATCTTGATGTGATACATTGAATTCGCAATGTGTAATAGTCTCATATGATAATTATACATCGCTTGTATATGTTCTTTTTTGACCATTCCTAAAATAACATATTCGGATAAAAATTCATGACGTAATATATCATCAAAATTATTTCCGACGATTGTTCTCAAAAATGTATCGTGAATATATATTTGTAATTCTTTATCTAAATAGGTATCTAATTCTTTGGCGCATTCTTCCATATTTTCTCGTGTAATTTCTCTAGGTTTTCGTATATTATGACTTTGCGTTCGTATAACACCCGTAATACTATCCACATTGTTATCTACACGATAATTGTAGAGTGTTTCACCAATCATCGCAAAAACATAGTTGGGAGACATGCGACGTAAATATTCGCCAAGCAATATATCACAACATTTATTGTCTACTACATCTGGATAAGGTTCTAACAATTCATAAAATTTCTCTAAAAGAGCTACGTGTATACAATAACACCAATATTCTTGGCGTTTTGATTGATGTGGTTGTTGTGTATGACTTTCATATAAACCGACGAAATATTTATCGTGAATATCACCGATCTCATTAAAGCATTTTTGTATGGTGGATAAAAAGGAAATCACTCTATTTTTTTCATACGTATCATCATCATCGCAAAACATAACCCATGTATGTGTACCATTAATGATAGGCATTAATTGTTCTATATGTCTCATTTGAGGTGTTTTTTCCTCTTTGATGATAATATGTAGTTCTTCTCGATGTAAATGGGAGTGTTCGGAAAATATATTCGCATATTCCGTTTGTAATTCGGGCGTTTCGAAAGAAATAGATAGATAAATGGGGATAACAACTGTTTGTTGAATCAATGATGTTAAACATTCCATTAAATGACCAATACGTTTCGGGTTGGAAATATGTGATGCGATTATAATACACGCATGATGTGGCTGAATATAATAAGTCATTTTTATAATTTATATCGATATTTTTTTATCTACTTTTTGACGGAAAAAATATAAATAGTTATGTATAATTATACAAATGAAAACGAATATTACTTTTGTAACATCATTTGTTGATATATATGAGAACAATTCCAACAATCGAAATATAAGATGGCGATATGAACGGTTTCGTGAATTAGCGGAATTAGGAATTCAGATGTATATATTCCGGGGAACCAAGGTTCCCCCGGACGCCCCCTCCTTTTCAGGGGAGGGAATTGACGGAGGGAATACTGAGGGTAGAATTGATAAGGATTTTGATGTAGGGAGCGAAGAAGGGAATACAGATTGGGAAAAAAACGTATATTGGGACACTCTAGATTTAAACGAAACTTGGATATATAAAACATGTGAAACCCTAGAATATACTCTTCCCTATCATCGTAATGAAGAAAAAGATACGGCAGAATATATGTGGTTGATGAATTCCAAGGCAGAATATTTACAAAGAGCGATTGAGAAGAACCCATGGAAATCTACCCATTTTGCCTGGATAGATTTCAGTATTTCCTATATTTTCAAAGACAAAGAGAGAACCTTGGAACATTTGAAAATATTGGCGCAACGGCATCTTCAATCCAGTTTTTTGGTGATTCCTGGTTGTTGGGATAAATTACAAGAAGAGAATGAAATTCATATTATCAACCATATACATTGGCGGTTTTGCGGTGGATTTATATTAGGTGATATTGCCTCTATTTCACAATTGTTTGAATTATATAAAACTCATTTTGCCGAATTTATTAAAACCCATAAAAAATTAGTATGGGAAGTGAATTTTTGGGCGTGGTTGGAGTTAAAAACGGGATGGCGACCTACGTGGTATTCTGCCGATCATAATGACCGTATATTAGATATTCCGGCCAATATTTGTTGTATGAATTTATCGACGACCGGC